TTTCGTAATACTCCCTGTGCGCACGCATGAGGTGTTCTTCGGCTTCTTTATTTTGATCAATTTTTGTTTCATCCTCGATTTTTCTATAATCGACGTATTCTTTGTCCTCGGGCATTGCAAACCTCCTCTTAAAAAATTTGCTTGTCTAAAAGTATTTGGTATGCCTCTTCGAAAAAGGCGCCAAAAAGCGGCATGTGCGATCGGTTGGCGTAGAGGCCTTTTTGTAAGATGGGATCCTCGACGGCACTGTAGCACCTGTAGCAAAACGCATAACCAGGTTTTTTTTCATTGCCGCACAGGCACTCTTCGCTGGTTAATGTTTTCCGGTAAAAATCAAAGTCTTCTTGTTTCGCGTTCACCTTTATTTCCATGGGGCGCCTCCTTTTGTCGTAAAAAAAAGGATGGCAGCGAGCCGGAAGGCATATACAATAAACGGCAGATCAGAACCCTTTTTTGCGCCTCAGGACCCTATGTCCTGGCCCGCCACCATCACACACTTAGCGCCGCCGGTACTGATCGATATCGGTGATCTCGTCCATCAGCGCTTTTTTCTTTTCCACATCCCCATATCTGACTTGCGTAACCCCGCGAAGCGTTTTTTTTCGTTTCTTGCGCCGCTGCTCGGCGCTTTCTTCTCTTTCTTTTTTTTTGCCGAAAATTCTTCTGATTGTTTTTCTCATGAGGTGCCCCTGCGGTTGGTTAAGTGTGCGGCCGGGGGTGGTGAGTCCCCGGCCGCGAGAGGAGGCCGCTCGGTCCAATTTGGACCTCGAGCCCGCTTTATTGTAGCCGGTTTAGAATAAGATCGGCAAGCTATTATCAACGATGTTGATTTCAAGGTAATCTCTAATCGCTTTTTTATAGTCCAGTTGCCAGTGCAGGTTTTTCACCGGCGATAGCGAAACCATCGGCTCCTTGTTTTGCATGCTAAGCCGAATGTAATAATTGACCTCGGCGGGCTCGAGCTCGGTGAAGCTGACAAATGGTCGCAAGTTTAAACTGTTTCTCACCTCGTGAGCCCCCACCCGCACATGGCCTTTTTTCGCGGTAATCGATTGCGAAACACCATCGTCAAGAAAGGCCTGTTGGCTCTCATATACCCAGCTGCTCAGGGTCTCGACCAAATAGTCACGGTCGCTGCTCTCTGCAAAGAGTGTCAGCAAGTTAATGATCGCCGCCTCCAGTTTATAACTTTGAGGCTCGAGCGTTGCCACGGTAGCTTTGCCATGCGTGGGACCTGCAGTCGCCTTGGCCATGACGCACACCTCTCGGCGGTTCCACTGGTCGAGTTCCCATACCAAACTAACCAGCCAGGGGCTCTCAATATGCAGATATTTCGATCGGTTGGGGTTGTGGTTGTCGGGGTTTGTGTTGATGTATTCGATGAGACTGGTAAGGGTTGAGACCTCAAGAGCGCTGCTTAGCTCCGTTTTGATCGGCTTGAATCCATGAACCGTTTGGGCGAAATCCTCGCCATTGATTTGGACTATCTCGGGCCGTGTGTGTTCCAAAACCCACTCGCTGAATTTAACTAAATCTATCATCAGACCTCCTCACGTTTAAATTCTGCCACTTTTAGCTGTAGCTCCTGCTGTTGGTATGCTTTAAGCATCCGCGCCACCATTTTGCCCCTCTCACGGCCGCAGACAAAGCGACCTTCCCACTCGCGGTTGTCGGCCAATTTTGTTTTAACCCCAACTTTGACCACATGCATCCCCGAAACCCTGTCGGGCACGATGGTAAACTCCAGGTTGATGCGCCGGCTCTGATCGCCGGTGTTCGGGTCATCGATGTTCTCGAGCACCTTGCCCAGGGCATCGTCGAAGAGCTCGATGGCCGCCTTGATCTCGGTTAAGCTCAAGTGTTGCTCAGATGTAATCATACAGCCTCCTCTCAGTAGTCACATTGTTGATGTTTCGCCAAACTCGCAAATTCCATTTGATTCTCGATGAAGAGCAATCTGACCGTTCCTACGGGTCCGTTGCGCTGTTTGGCAAGGATTATTTCAGCCGTGTGGCGGTGAGGATCGTTGGGATCGCGGTTGTAGGCCGCACTCCTGAACAACAGCAGGACGTTGTCGGCGTCTTGCTCTAAATCTCCCGAATCCCTCAGATCGCTCAGCCGCGGGCGCTTATCGGGGCGCTCCTCACACTTGCGGTTGAGCTGATTTAACACCATAATAGGCACCTTCAATTCTTTGGCCGCAGCCTTGATCGCTCGGCTGATCTGGCCGATCTCGGTCACTCGGCTGCGCTGGTCATCGCCTGATAAAAATCCCATATAATCAATAATAACGAACTTGACGCCTTCCTTCATCACGGCCCGGTGCATTTTCCGGATGAGCTCGCCGTAGTGCATCCTCGGCGTATCGTCGAGAAGAATTGGAAACGTGTGCAGCTCGTTGGCCGCATTGCTGATATCCTGCCAATCCTGGGGTGACAAACACCCGCTTCGAAAGCGCTGGCTGCTGACCTTGCTCTGCAGGCCAAGCAGGCGGGTGACCATCTGGATCCTGGCCATCTCGAGGCTAAAAATCGCGGTCTTAACCTGGTTCTCGCCGAGGTTGCGGGCAATGTTGAGCGCAAGGGCGGTCTTGCCCATCGAGGGCCGGCCGGCCAAAATCGTCACCTCTCCGGCATGCACCCCGCCGGTCAGCTGGTCCAGATCAGCAAAGCCGGTGGCGATTCCGCCGGTGCCGCCCCGCTTGGCGACCGCCTCGATGTGCTCGATAGTCTCGTCCAGGACCGTGTCAACGGAAACGAGCTCCCGGGATTGCTGTCCGATATCAACTTGAAGGATTTTGGCGTAACTTTCGGCCAGCACCTGTTCGGCATTGCCGTTGGCGTTAAATGCCAGCGATGAGATTTCATACGCGGCGGTGATCAGCTGCCTCATCGCGGCTTTCTGCAGCAACACGTTGGCGTAATGCTCATCGTCTGATGGCAGCGGCACATCGCCCAAAAGCTTGGCGAGCATGGTGACGCCGCCGGCAGCATCCAAGCGCTTGGTGCGCACCAGGGCCTCTCGCAGTGTGTTGACATCGATCGGATCGCTCCGGACGGTAAGGGCGGTGATAGCGTTGAAAATGATTTGATGTTTGGTCGCATAAAAATGTTTTGGCCTGAGTTTGCCTAAAAAATAATATCGGGACTCATCGAAGAGCAACGCTGCGGAGAGCACCGATTCTTCAAAATCCAGGTTTTGTGGTGGTGGTATCCCGTTGTTGATCATTTATCCTCCATGGCTCAGGGCCTTGATAGGCTGACGCCCAGGTATGCAACGCACCGAGCGATGGGAATTTGCCGAAGGTGTCCTCCAGCATCAGGTGCTCGGCGGCAAGTTTTAAGTAATAAGGCGTGAATTTTTTTAGATATTTGTAATAGATCCGTTTTGTTTCCTCGGGCAGCTTGTGCTGATACGAATCCTCGAGCATTTGAATAATCACATCGAATTCCCTGGGCAGGCACCGCGGGTTTGTGACTTTTTGGGGCGGCTGCCAGCCGTGGGCCATCATGATCTCTCTTGCCCGCTCGAATTCACGCTTGTCGTTGTTCGTTCCGGATGATGCCTCTGAGGTATTTTTCGTCGATTTTTCCACCTGGCTTGTCTCCTTTTTTGAAATTCTTGTCGTTATAGATCTTGATCGCCTTTTCCACTGTCTCTTCGCTGTAAGGTTTCCCGCCATTTTTGGCGCCCGCCAAAGTCCACTTGACGAGATTCGCCAAGGTGCTCGATAAAATTTGTCCGGATTTTCGGGCCCCGCACATATTCAATACGAGATCCTGGATCGGTTCTTGTTTAAATTTTTTAAGGTAATCAGCTTCGGCAGGGTGAAATTTTTCGAATTTTTTAAAAATATCAAAATTGAAAAATGAATTGTCTGGATTCATCCAGACCGGCATGTCCGAGGTGTCGGACATGTCCTTTTGTTGTTCTATTAATTGTTGTCCTATAATGGTAAAAAATCGCGATTGGTTTTTTCCCGGGTTTTTGATTGGTTTTTTGATTGGTTTTTTGGATTCGTTTTTATCTTGGTATTTATTATAATTACTGATAGTTATAATCCGCTTTCTATTGGTTTTTTGATTGGTTTTTTGATTGGTTATTCTATTGGTTGCTATTAACCCCTTGATTCCACTGCGAATTTGCTGTCTTGAGTACCTTTTTTCGACGCCGCGACTTTTCCACTTGAGCGCCTTGCGAAGCTTTTCGACCGAGGTCAACATTTGGCCGCGTTTGAGCTCCACACCTTCGATGGTGATCGGGCTATGGGTTGCCATCGTGATCAAGTAGCTAAAAATCTCGCGCTCAACCGGGGTCATTTTTGCGGCACTTTTTCTCCAGAACTTTCTGTAAAAACAGATAAAACCACCACAGCCAGGAGTTATTGACATACCCCACCTCCTCTCGTAAATATGTAATAATTTAGGATGCTTGTCGCGTGTTGCCGGGAAGGAAAAGAATGGTCGCTGCGAAGACAAGCTCTGATAAAAAGCTAATCAAAATCTTGAGAAAAAATCAAGCGAAAAATGAAAAAAAAATTACCGGTAAGTCGCCCTTAAGTCGGAGGAGCTATACTTAGCTCTCCAGAGCGTCATCACTTTTAAGGGGTAATGAGTTTTAGGTATTTCGGCAGTAAGATAATGAAGGGGCAGATGTAATGAAGTTGTCCAGAGGTTTTATGAATAAAAGATCCAGCTCGACCAGGGTTTTATGGATAAAAGATCCGGCTCGACCAGTCTATGCATTGATTTGGGTCTGGAATCGCTAAGTTTAAAAATTCCGCTGCCCATCGCTTGATTTTTGCGTGATATTTCTCGGCCTCATCTGTCTCGAGGCTGCTGTAGCTTTTAACGATCATCAAGCCGCTTTTCGCATCGACCTCCGAAAGAAACCGAATCTTTAGTGCGGTGTGCATTTCAGCCTTGGAATCCACACCGGTTTCATCGCAGAGCATCGCTACGATCACCCCAAAATAATAGCGCATTTGGGGCAGCGAGACCTGTTTGCCTCGCTTGCGCACGATCACCTCGAGCTCGGTCCCATCCCGAAACCTCGACAGGTACGCCGCAAACCGATCTTGCTCTCTAAAATCGAGCTTCTGTTTGCCTTTAATCTTTTTCGCTTGCCAGATCGGGACCATGCTCGTCCTGCTTTATCATGTTCTCCAGCCGCTGGCTGATTTCCCTGTAAACGCGATACCACTCGGAGTCCGTATTATAACTTGACTTCTCTATTATAGACATGATCCCCGCGGTTAAGACGTTTGTCAGGATATAGCTCATTAGAGCGTTTTTATCTTTATGGTCGTCTACCCGCAGAGAGACAAGGTTGCGCAGCGAGTCAATTAGTTTCCTGGACATCGGCATTACAACCTTGGAGCGGGATTGCACAGATTCTCGAGCGAATTCGGTAGGGGAAAAATGAATGGCGACATCTTGAGCCAGTAAGGTGCTTAAAAAGATAATCATTTCATTAGAATCAAGTGAGCGAACCAGCTGTTTGATCAACTCAAAGCGCACATCATTTCGGGAAATGTTAATTATTTGAAATTGGTCTTCGCCCATTGATTTTTTTCCAATCTACTTTAATCTCGTGGTCTTCGATTTTCCGGTGACAGCTAAAGCAAACCGTGAAGCAGTTATCAAGCGTATCGCCTCCGCCGGCGCCGCGGCTCTTTGCATGGTGGATCTGCAGGCCCTTCGGGTCATTGCACATCCGGCAGACCGTACACAGCCAGCTGTCAACCTCATGCACCCACCGTTTGAATTTGCGGTACTGCGCCGCGCTGAGCCGGTTGGCTCGCTTTGGTACAGCAAAGCCAGACCAATCAACTGGCAGCGGCGGCATAGCCTTTTAACCTTTCCCTGATCTGGCGACGAACCGACGTCACCTCATCTTTCGGACTCATCATATCGGAGACTGAAACCTCGCCTTTTGTCAGCACCTGAATTCTCAGTGCCAGGTTATAGCTGCACCGCCGGTCGCGACTCGGTTTTTTCTGATTCAACAAAGTGGAGGCCCAGCCCGGGGTGATGTCAAGCAAGAACGCCAGCTCGTTGGTGGTCAACCGAGGCTGCTTCTTTTTCCATTCCATTAATTTGTTGCTCATTGGCAAGCTCCTTTCTATAGAGTTATACGTTTCGCATCGTATTGAAATTTAATCAAGTTGTCAAACAAAAACTTAAGAGCCTCTTTAAAAAAGTCTTGACAAGTTCTGTAGACATGCCGTATGGTGAGGGTGGGGATCTATCTTTTAACCGGCAGCAGAAAAGGAGAGGAAATGCAACGATTGGCATCACAGCGGATGATGGAGGACAAAGCGTATGTCTGAAAAAGAGCTATCAGTTGAGGTGACATGTCAGCAAGTGGTCGTTTTCAGGTCACAGGAGCTCGGTGTTTACGATGGCTATAGCAACATTGGCCTGGGCGTCGACATCAACTGCCTGCTCACGGTTGACCCTGTCAGCGATAAAGAGGTAAAGCTTTTTATCGATGTGCCGGAGAACTGGGAGCAGCCAGTCGAGTTGTCGGAGAACTGTACGGTTTTAACCTGGTAGTGGAGACAAGGAGGTTAAGTGAGATTTGAAGACTTTGCCGGCGGCATGATCGCCGTATCAAGAGAAGTCGTTGACGCGAAACAAGTGGAGCTCACTCGCTTGTTGAATTTATCCAGTGGAGCGATGAGCCAAGTTGAAGGCGGCATAAAAGGCCTCAGGGCCGAAAAACTATTGATGGCCCTGGATTACCTCGGCGTCGACTTGAACTGGTTTTGGAAGGAATGGAGCATTCACAAATACACATGAGAGGAGATAACGCGATGGCCCAACATCAGCACCCGATCGAACTCAGAGATGAAATCGAGGATCCCAACTCCATGATGCTGAAGTATTTGGTCAGCTGTGAGGGATGCTCATGGAAAGGGGTTGCCGGCGATCTGTACGCCGACAAACTTGGCAAAGATAAACTGCTGCGGTGCCCTCTTTGCGGCTCAGCAGGCTGGACCTGGGATTAAGGAGACACATGAAATATTTACGACAAAGATTTGTAAGCAGCCAGTTCGGCATGGTCCAGCTTGTTAAAGGCTATTACAAGGGCGGCCACATGGCGCTGCGGGTAAACGACACACAAGGGCTGCCGGTTGCTATTTTAACTGTGAGCATCCCCCAGGCCGAGCACCTACTAAAAAGGGGCGAATTTTTTATCAAGACCTGGGGCGAGAACAAGACAATCGCCGCAGACGCCTTAAAGTCCGGTCTGTTTAAAAACACCGGATCTGTGGTCGAAGTGGGCAATGTGACCGCTCAAATCTGGCGCTTCACCAAACCATCTGAAAGGAAATGATGAAATTCATTAAATGTCACTACATCGCTGCGGGCGAGCATGGCAAGAAGACCAGCACCCGCACGCTCTGCAGCGTTGGCTACTCGAGAAAACGGCGCTACGATCCCATTTTCTTTTACGTTACAGATGACCTTAGGAAAGTCACTTGTAAACTCTGCCTTAAAAAGATAGGGCGCTTAAAAGGTTGACAGTTTATCGACATTTATATAGGCAAACAAGGAAAGGCAAATGAAAAACAACTGTTATACATGTGAATTCAGGGGCTCGGTCCCAGGCGATGCGCATAGCTGCTGTCGGCACCCCGATTTAAAGGGCGTAACCGACGACCCGATTTCGGGATTGATCGAAGCGTTATCATCGGCGCACAGAATTAAATCAGCGGTGCAGGCGGTGGCCGACAAATTTAGGATACAGGCCAATTATCACGGCATCAAGCAGGGCTGGTTTTATTGGCCCTGGAATTTTGACCCGGTTTGGCTGGAAAACTGCAACGCTTACAAGAGAAAGGAGTCGGCATGACACTATCGGTTAACAAGAATGTATCCAACTATGTCAGCGAGGGCGCCGTGCGCCTCATCCCTGCGCCAGAGTGGACGCCTACCTGGCATCCTGTCTCACACGCCACCTTGCTTGATGCCGTTGCTGAGGTCATGGCCAAGCACGGCATCGGAATCATCAACAAACACTTTAGTATGAACAAATCCGGCACCAGGCTTTTTGCTGCTTATGATTTAGATCTCGGCGACGGCAAGATTGGCTATTGCCTGGGGTTTAGGCACGGCATCGACAAGTCGCTAAAGATTTCCTTTGTCGGCGGCACCAGGGTTTTTGTCTGTGACAATCTGTGTCTATTCGGGGATTTCATTACTACCAAAATGCATTCGCCCACATTAGACTACGGCACGCTAAAGTATCTCGTTTATCAGGCCTTGAGAAGCGCCTTGAGAGTAATGCGGGAACACCATGAGTGGCACCTCCAGCTGCACAACGTCTATGTGCCGCAGCCTGATTTTAAGCAGCTGGTTTTTGACATGGTCGTAAAAGGAGTCTTTGCCGGCAGCCAAATCAACAACTATTTGTCGTGCTTAGAAGAAGAGAAAAAAATCTACCATGGCACCAGCTTAGACCGCACCACCAGCCTTTATGCGGTACATGGTGCCGCCACCAGGCTGATGAGGCCCTGGAACCTGCTTCGCACCGCTGAAACAACCCCCAAGCTAAAGGTAATCTGCGACGATTACATAGCCGCTCGCGCTGCCTGATTGGCTTTCCTTATAGTCCACGGCCGAGCCGCATCCAAGGCTCGGCCAAATCCTTAAACCACTTGAGAGAAGGGAGCTTACAAATGGAAGCATCCACAAAAAAAGGCTACATTTCCTACGTTAGAAAAGCAATTTTGGCCTCAGGGAAAACCACCGTCACCTCCGGTGACATTGAACAAATGCTATACTCCTCCGACCTCAGCGGCTGGAGCAAGAAGACGATCACCAACATCATCACCTACTTGCGGCCGAGGATCTTAGAGGGCACCGGCGAGAAAAAAGGCAATCTGACCATTTACAAAGTCGACTGTGAAACTCTGGCGAAAGAAGTAGAAGAGACAAAAAACCGCAAAATCCCAACTGTAGCTGCCCCAAAAACTGCCAGCAAAAAATACAAAAAACGCAGTGAGTCGCTGTTCACCCCGAGGTCCGCCGAGCTGAGAATAGAGGCAATTCAAAGCGAGCACAAGATCGAAATCGATAATTTAAAGAAACAGCACCAGTACCAAATCAGTGAGCTTGAAAATAAACTGCTCGAGCAGATGTGCGCCGTCGAGGACCTGGAAAAGCAGGTAAAAACCGTCGAAAGCGGTTTCGATGTCGATTTTGTCACCCTTGGAAAAGCGGTTTATCGCGCTCACGAGGAGCTGCTCAAACAGCACAATGAAGTGGAGGCCGCGGCCCGCGACAATGAAGCAAAATGGAAGAAGATGCGCAGCGAGGACCGCTCCACGATCGGAAACCTCCAGGGCAAAGTCGAAAGGCACGAGCGCGAACTTAAGATCCTGCGCGAGCGCATGGGCCAGGCCAACGGCAAACCAAATATGAGCGTTTTTAATTCACCGCGAGTCAAACTTAGAAAAAGAGAGGAGACACAATGATAACAAACACCGATGACCGGTCATCCCGGCCAAGCTGCTTGTACGTGATGCTTGTGCTCGCTTTTTTATCCGCAGTGGCCATCACCATTACTTGGGCCATCCCTGCCACAGCTGACGATGAGTGCAATAATATCATATGCTATTACGAGATGCTCGATGCAGCCAATGCAAGGGTGCAGCAACTGCTGCCACCGCCAGCACCGCGAAAGGCCAAGCCCCGCATCATCTACCGGGTGCCCACCCCGCCGCTGCAGCCAAACGGATCCTATTACACCGACGAGCAGTTGGCCGAGTCCAACAAGACCAGGTACAACGCCAGCGGCAAACAGCAGATCCAGCGCCATGTCACCAGCTGGCGCTCACCGCTGCAGCGCTATCGAAACCAGCCCGGGGTGTATAGCTCCGGCTACCTGGGACCGCTGCCGCAGGGCCCAGTCGATGGCCCTTACTGTCCGGAAGGATTCAACTGTTTTTATGACCTGAAAGAGTATCGCAGAGGCACTGCCTACGGCAGATAACTATTAACGCAAGCAAGGAGGTGAAAGGTGGAAGGAGTAACAGAAAAAAAGTTTTTGTTGATTCGGAGCACCGTACGCGGTTTATACGACATGCAGAATCTGAGGATTTCGATCGGCAACCGCGTTGTTGCTAATTTTCGGTCCAAACTCGGCCTTGAAATAGGCGAGAAAGACGATGCGAAAAAGAAAAAGCTCATTAAAAAGGTCGTCGGTGATTACGAGCTTCTCACCGAGGGCCTGGCCAATCTGCCAACCCCAAGCCGGTTTAAACCTGGTGAGATAATCGATGATTACACCGAGCTGGTGCTCGTTCACCATTTCGTGCTGCTGAGAAGGCAGGAACAAAGCGCCATGAGCCGGCTGCCCTATGTGCTCGATCCTGTATCAATCTTTCATTGGTTGATAGAGCAGCCAGGCGTTGGCCCGCAAATGGCTGGCGTGATCATAAGCGAGATCAATATCGAGAAGGCGACAAACCCCTCGAGCATGTGGAAATATTGCGGACTGGATGTCCACGAGGACGGCACCGCCCGCAGCCGGCGCAAGGAGCACCAGGTTGAGCGCGAATACGTCGACCGTCATGGGGAAGTAAAGAAAAAAATGGGGCTCTCCTACAAGCCCTGGTTAAAGGCAAAGCTGCTCAAAGTTTTGGGGGCATCGCTTCTGCGGGCCACCGGCAAGAACCGCAGCAAGCCTCACAAGTACTCAGAGATCTACGACAATTACCGCCATCGGCTCGAAAACCATCCGAAACACAAGGACAAGACCGATGGCCACAAGCATGCCATGGCCAACCGCTACATGGTTAAAGAATTCATGAAAGACCTGTACGTGGCATGGCGCCAGATAGAAGGGCTGCCGGTTTCCGAAGAGTATTCGGTGGCCAAGCTCGGCATCGTCCACAGCAAGAAAAGCAAAAGCGTCAAGAAAGGCAAACCCCATGATCAAGCCCCGCTTTAAATATCCATCGGTCACAGAGGTCCTCCAGCCGTACGTGGACTTTAGCATGGTCAGATCCGACGTATTAAAAGCCGCTCAGCTGCGAGGCACCACTGTGCATGCGATTATCGCAAGATATTTACAGTTCGGGCTTGCGCTAAACATCGATGAGCGATATCAGGGCTACCTGGAATCGTTCAAACGCTGGCATAGCCAGGAGGTCGAGGAGGTGCTGGCCGTAGAAGAGCGCATCTTCAACGATGTGTATCGCGTCTGCGGCCAGCTCGACCTGGTTGTCAGGCTGCGGCGATACCCCGAAAACATGCCGATTGTCGTAGACATCAAAACGCCCATAATGTCGCAAAAGACATGGGCGGCTCAGGTGGCCGCGTACAAGTTTTTATATGAGCAAAACAGGGGTGTTGTCACCGGCATCCCTGCCTCACTGCAAGTTGACGCTGGTGGCCGCAAGGCGAAGTTTCGGCCGGTCGACAGTCACAAAGAGGCAATTCGGTACTGGATGGAAGCCCTTGATTGTTTCCATTATTTTTTCAGTTAACCTTAACAGAGGAGGCTTTTATGGCAAAACGCAAGTATGATTTTAGCAGTCTTAACAGTGATTCAGCCCCGCCAGCGGAAGGTAAAAAATCCGAAGGCCTTTTTGTTACCGTTTTTGATACAGCAGATGCGATCGCGCAGTTCACCATGCACGAAGCCCGCATCAAGCAGATGCACGAAGAGGCGCTCGCCTTTGAGTACAAAGACGATGATGCTCAGGTCATAGGCACGGCCCGGGCGGCCAACGCTCAAAAAGCAGTTAAAGTGCTAAGGGTACTGCATGACAAAATCGCCTTGCCGCATAAGACCTTTACAAAAGCGGTCGGTGGTGTTTTTAAGAGATATGAAGCGATGATCAAAAATGATGTGATCGAGATCTACCGCAGCAAAGACGAGGTTTACACCGCACAAAAGCGGGTCAGGGAGCGAGCGGAGCTTGAAAAAAAGCGCAAGGCCCAAGAGGCGGTGCAAAAAAAGCTAAAAGAAGAATCCGAGCGCCTGGGCATGGAAGCGCCCACTTTCAACATGCCGCAAGTAAGAGAAGAAAAAGCGGCAATGGTAAAAACAGAAAAAGGCGGTCGGTATCAAAAAGATGATATTGTGATCACAATCGAAGACCTGAATAAAATTCCGCGAAAATATTTAAAATGCACGCCTATCATGTCCTTGATCAAAGCCGAGATAAATACCGGCAAACAGATTCCTGGTGTGAGCTCTAAGAAAGTGAAGAAGAGCGTTTTTTTAACCTAACAGGTTAACAAAAAAGAGGAGGTACGCATGGCCGAAAATCAAGAAAAGGAAAAAAAAGCGTTGATCAGCCAACAGCAGTTATGGCTGAAAGTTGAACTGGACGACAAGCTGATGCCCATGCCCAAAAACATGGCCGAGATGTATTTTATCTGCCAACACTTCTCGCGCTCTGAGATGGTCAAGAAAGTGTACCGCGACGAACCGGAAAAGATGATGGTGGCCTGGATCCTGGGCAATCAAATCGGGCTTAATTTTTTTGGAGCCATGAAATGGATCGCTGTCATTGAAGGCAATCCGAGTGTTTACGGTGACGGCGCCCTTTCTTTGATCCGCAAATCCGGCAAGCTCGAATGGATAAAAGAGAAAGTCGTTGGCTCCGGTGATGACAGGGTGGCAAGCTGCCTCATAAAACGCAAGGGCGAGCCCGCCGATGTCATCTATTCGAACACTTTCAGCGTCGAAGACGCCATACTGGCCGGCCTGTGGGGAAACGTGAATAAACCACCTTGGCAAAAATACCCGAAACGGATGCTCGTTATGAGAGCCAGGTCGCTGTCGATGCGAGATGGTTTCTCCGATATCCTTGAGGGCATCGGCATCCTTGAGGAAGAGCAGGAAATCTACGAGCAAACTGTTGTGGGCAAAACAGAGGATGAACCCCAAGAGGCTGTTTCCGATGTCCTCTATTCAGAAGGCGAGCTCGTTGATGCCGAATATGAAGAAAAAGCGCCAGAGAGCGAGCCTGTCTCGCCGCCGGCGCAGTCCACCACCGGCGAGGAGCTTGCGCCCGAGAGCGCCACCGAACCCACCACCGACTCGGTGAGGAGCTTGAGCCCGGAAGCGCCAAGCATCACCAAGCAGTTCGAAAAGATCATGGAGGGTTATAATTTGACCGAGCGGCAGGCCGAAGCGCTGCCAGTGTTTATTAAAAATGCCATGAACGCCTGGGATGCAACAGTAACCGAGATCATGGAAGCCTCTATGGAGCCAGATCAGATAGAAGGTTTTATCGCCAACTTGAAAGAATTTGCCAAGAGCAACTTCAAAAAGCCGGAGGATTCAGAGCCGGAGGGCGACAAGAGCCAAGACACGAGCTTTTGGAAGAACCGCAACAACTGGATCAACCTGCGCGAGAAAGGCTTTACCGAGGCCGTGTCAGAGCACCTGACGGCACTCGATTCAATGCCAGATGATTTCATCTATAATGAGATTTGGGCCAAGTGGCGCCGCATCTTCGATACCGATGAGCAGAGGAGACAGTCGCCATTTCCGCTAATGTCCCGGGTAATCCGATTCATGCAGAAACACAAGATCGATCCAAAGCAGCTAGTTGATGGCGGCAGCCCCGATGAAACGCCACCTGTAACCGGTGGCCCAATATTGCCTGAGCGCAGTCACATTCCCGATAGCATCCGCGACTTGAAACACGCGATCGCAACCGAGCTTGAATGTGACGCTGAGCTCGTCCACAGGATGAGCGATGAGCTCGGTATCCCGGTCAACTCAATGAATATCAAATATTGTCAGATACTTTTAAAGGCTATTTATGAGCAATACGGAATCGATCCCGAAACCATTGACCAAGACTAAATGCCCGATGTGCCAGAGCGATAAAATAGGCTCCTATGGACCTGACATCAACACAAAGAGTTGGGATAATCGCAACAAGTGCTATCGCAAAGGAGGCTTCCGTAGGCGGGTGTGTCTGGATTGCGGGTTTAAATTCCTGATTTAACCGTTGACACATCTGCTGGCCATCGTTTATTATTTACATGTTTGCCTTTATTTGTGTTGCGATTCCTTTCTCTATAAGCCTGGGCTCTTCGGAGCCCGGGCTTGCTTTTTTTCTTGACACGCTGTTAAAAGTATTATTTAAAAATAGTCGGATCCCTCATGTGGCACCCCTGCCACAGAGCTTCTCCCCATAGAGCTCTCTGCGGTTGGATCCATCCTCGCAAGGTGCGGTCGACTCTTTGCTGCGAAGATACTCGGCCGCACCTTTTTTTTTACCAACCCTCACGCCTGATGTCGATTTCCTGGCGAGATCGCGGTTTGCGTGATATACGGCATGCGCCGGCCACTGATCGTTTAAATTTGAGCCTCTGAGCTATTTTGGCTTGCGGATCTGGCCCACCACATTGGACACCCCATAGTAGCCGAAATAAAAAAACACGACAATCAAGACCATGTTGGCCTCCTGGCCAAGCAACGCCAAGGTGATGTCCAGAGTTTTGTCCCAAACATTAACCCCGTTAACGATTTTGGGGTATAATGCCCCAAGAAGCGTGAACAAGATGGCGATGTTAGTGTGCAGCACGAAAACGCCGACAACAAAACAAGCGATTATTCTGCGGGTAATCGATCGGGGCGTGTACTCGTCCTGCAGCTTTAAGATCATCTCCCTGATCGATTTATTGTTTGATTGGAGATAGGCGGCCTTTTCCTCACTGGTATAAACCGCCGCATCTATTCCCTTGCCGATCCAGTCAATGGTGTTGTTGACCGTTTTTGCGGTTTCCTCAAACGCCTTAGGCGTACCAAACATCCAGCTCCAAAACCCCATATGCGCTCTACTCCTTTTTGCGGCAATCCTCACATTTTAAGAATATCGGCTGCTTGCTGTCGTATTCGGCGATACTCATCGTTGTTCGCCGCCCGCATCTACAGCAGGACAAGTAGTAACAGTTCTCGCCCTGGCTGTAGAAAAGGGCAGCTAAGCTGTCCAATCCCATTTGGATTTCTCCTTGAAAAGAAACAGAGGGTCTATCCGCTCGACTTGCAGATGGATATGGGGTTGCATTGGCGGCCCGTATTTTTTGGTTACGTCTTGGGCATAGGCGATCACATCCCCCATCTTGTAGTTAATGTGGAACGCGACAACCGCCACCACATAAAACAGGCACAGCTCAATGGCATGCACGCCATCAACACCTTCGATATGCAGGCCCTCGTAGCGCAGATCCTCTGCATATGGATAGCGTTTCCGTACAACCATGCCACTGGTTATCGGCATATAGATATCTTGCCCAGGTGCGCACAGAAAATCCACTCCGCGGTGCCGGCGCCGGCCGCGTCTGGCGTTAAAGTGGCCATCGCCGGCGTTATCAGATCTGACCCCCTGTCGTGTCGGTGATATCATTAGGTTCCTGTGTCGACAGCCCCTGGCTTCTGGATAACCCCAAAGAGCCACCAGCCACCAGCCACCCCCTCGACGTTCGAATCATTCTTATCGATTGACTCGGCGTACTCAGAGCATTTTCTGTCTTCGTCCTGCCCAACACAGGCCCTGACCTTTAAAATGTTGTGCCCCGAGAAAACAGTGGTGACGACCTGCGTCTGCGCTGTCTCACCCCTGGCCATGACAGCCTCTCTGACCGGAGAATAGTTCTCCCACTCATAGACAACCGGGTCAGCGTGCGTGACCGGATCCCAGGCAAACGTCGCCTGAGATCCTGACGCCAGCCAATATGTTTCCCATGAAACATGGTCGCCAATCGCATAGGTCATCGCCAACATGTACAGTGCGACCAGCAAGTTGATCATTTCGGCTCTACTCCTATTGTAATAAGATTTTTGTTTTTGATAGTGATCGTAACCTTATTTTTCTCCAGAAAAGCATTTAGGGCCACTAGCCAGATGTCGATCAAATCCTTACAATTTCGATCGGCCCAGGGGCATCCGGCGCCGTAAAATCCAGCGTCACATCAGCCGTGGACATGGCCGACTCATTGCCGGCATCATCTACCGCTGTGATGCCAATCGAAAAGGTATCATCGGCCGCTTGGAAGTTGGGCAGCTCCGATACTGATGCGGCGATCTTACCATCAGTGCCGGTTGCCGGCAGACCCAGGTCAATCGTGTTTGACGAGTAGTCCAGTGTTTGACCCTGCGGCACATAATACATTTTGTAGCCGGTGACATCCTCTGATGCTGACGGTGGAAACTTAACAATGACCTCTTTGATCAACATTACATACCTCCGTTAGGGTTGCCACTCACGTGGCGGGTTTGTTGGATGTGACGCTCGACCTTTATCTCGACATCTTTAACTGATTGCTTAAGCTCCTTGCTGTATTCTGTTAAATTGCGTGTCTCGATGGCAATATTGTTGGTCAATACCGCAACAGCCTTGTCTACCTGGTGGATGCCGTTGTAGACAAAGCCCAGGATGCTGATGGTGATGGCGATAAACAGATAGAAAATCTTTTTCTCCACACGCCCTTTTAAATCCCCCTCTATTATGCCGTGCTCCCGGGTGCGCATTTCTTCGCGGTCCTTTGTGTCCAGGCGCATTTCCTTAAGCATCTCGGTGTGATCATTAAGAACTTTCTCGTGCTTGGGGTGGCAGTTGCAGTGCTGCAAGACCAGCATCTTGCGCCGCTCGACCCCTGAATACTCAGGACTTTCAATATGTGGCTCGGCCATGGTTTCCCCCTATTCATGCTCGATGAAAAGGCGGACACCAAAGGTCTTGGCAGTGGAATTTGCAAACGTGATTTTGATGATATCATTCTCCTCGAAATAGAGGCGATTGACCTCATCGTAGAATTCCGCCCAGTTGGTTTCCGTATTAAAATCGTGGCTATCGGCCGTCACATCAAAGTCAGCGCCGCGGTTAGAATCGCAAACGATGCTCATCAGTTCGCTGACGCCAACCCCCGCGCTGAGCTTTGCTGCAATGCCAGCCACCCAGCCGGGACGTTTCATTAGGCTGCCGCTCACCCAGGTCTCGGTGCCGGCCAGGGTCTCTGCGACATACTTGGCCTCGATGTCGAAACTGTTGGTGGCAACGGCCTTGAGCTCGTGATTGCCATCGTAGTTGCCTGTGCCGGAAATATAGACATGTGACCCGGCTTTCAGGCCGTGGGCAGTGTCAGGCAACCGCACGATCCCGTTTCCCTGGTCTGTGACCGCAGCACCGTTGAAGGTGCCGTTGGCCGCTGCAGCGCCGTTGAAGATCAGCTGACTCGGTACGTTTGCTCTCATCTCATTCCCCCAATCGCATTTCGTTTAAGGTTTTGGGTTTGTGCTCGACTTTTGGCCAGGGCAGCTCTCTGGCCAGGCCGCTTTTGTAGGTCCTATGATACCACTGTTCGGCCAGCTCGAGAACCTGCATTTGATGCGGGCTTAGCATCCCGCGGAACTGATTGCGGTATTTACTGGTTACCCTGTTGAGCGGGTGAGCGCGAGCGATCGATTGTGTCATGCCTTTTTGTGTGCCGCCCAGCTCAACATACTTTTTAAGGTATCGCTCGGCTGAGGGCAGATCGCCATACTTGAGGGCCTGACGGTAGTAGTACATGGCGTTTGATTTATCGCTCGGGCTGTAGCTGCTGCCGCCGATGCCCTCGTCGACTTTTTCCATAAATTCAAAGGTCCAGCTGATGGTCTGATAATATGCCATCTCGCCGGGATCGTTGTTGTAAACGGCCATCGAGGTGATATCAAACCACAGCCGCTCGGCTGCCGTGCTGCCGCGCCGCGGCTTGCCGGAGACAATGCGGTAGGGCCGCTCGAGGGAAAAAAGCCGGAAGATCTCACCGACCTGGTCGCGCACCGGCCGGCTCTCGAAGGGGCCTTCCGGATAAAAACTCTGACCGCTGGCAAGGGTATAGAGCAGCTTGGGCCCCGGCCGCAGCCCCTGGAAATACTTTCGCACAGGCGCCTTCGCTGTCTCTGTGATCCACTCGCCAGGCGCTGTTCTGCCCTTTGCGAGATCGCGAACGTCCTGCGGCAGGTCCTCGCCACCAAACCAGGCCAGCGCATCGGAGAAGGCGCCCTGGATGCGAAGGGTCCGGATGCTGCCATCGGATCGGCGCCCCAGGATAAGGTGCATTTGCCGGCGCTGCTGTTCGGGCAGCTCTTTTTCCTCGTCAGAGAAAAACGTCATATTCCAAAGATTCACAAGGGCCATAAAGGATACCATCTTTATCCCCAGGGCCGCTGTCTTCCAGGTGGCTTTTTTACCCAGGGCCACTGGAATCAATTTGGTGCTTTTGCCCTCGTGTTTCATGTTGGCTATCAGGCGCACGTACCGGGGCGCATTGACCTCAAGCCAGCTGTAAAATGGGACCATGTGCCGCCGGAGCCATTGGCCGGCATCGGAGATGTTGCCATAGTCGCCGATAAGATCCCGCCCCAGCTTGGCGGCTTTCTCGTCCAGGTCCTCGATCGCATCGACCTCTGAGCGCCGGCTGGCGCCATAGACCGCGGCCCCTTCGGCAAGCTGGTCCTTGAAAAACCGCCAGGCAGCCAGCCGCAGGATGTTCTCGCGCAGCGCGGTGATGTTCTTCGGCCGGGTCCAAAAGGTGTGTTTCAACCCGCGGCCGATGCGCTGAAACATCGAGGGGTCGCTGAAGGCCTCCAGGGCCTCCTCGTAGGTCAGGGACTGCGAGAGCTCGCTGAGCTCCTGGACGCTCCAGCCGGATCCGATCACCCCCAGGCGCCTGGCCAGCTCGAGCTCTTTTATTGTCTCGTCGCTAATCGCCTTCGGCCGGCCCCATTTTACAGCTCTGAGCGCCTTTTCGGTCCAGGTGACTTTGCCCTTGCTGCGATACTCGCGCACAAGATCACGCATCGCGGCGCCAAAATAGGCCCCCTGCAGCCGCGGGTCATAGGCAAAGGCGATGTCCATGTCACCGGAAAAGTTGTTCGCATTGTACTTGAAAACCCGCATCGGGTTGATCAGCGTCCACTGCTTCCAGCGGCCCAAAAATTTAGCCGACCATTTTGCCATCCAATGATTGTCTGCGACAGTTTTGCCGTAATTGTCCAGCGTGCGGGCGAGATCGTTAGGGATATACCACTCGGGATCCTTGCCCTTTAGCCAGACCTCGCGCATCTTCGCCTCGCCAATGGCGATGTCGCCGCTGGCGATCTTATCGATCATGCGGTCGGTGATGGTGGTGGCCTTGTACCACACCGAGCCAATCGCCGGTTTCCAGGGCACGTAGCCTTCGGGCAGAAACTCTTTCCATTCACGTTTCTCGCCGGTCTCCCGCTCGTGGCTCTTGGCCAGCTCCTTGGCCCGCTCGGTGTAATCGGCAATATTTTTGATGCGGTTGAGCGAGCCCAGGGTCTCGAGCTGCAAAAACGCCTGGGCGATGACCTCGTATTCAGCCTGTGCGTAGTCGGTGTTGTAGTCCGCCAGAGAGCCGGTTCTGGCCAGCTGCCAGCCCTTCTTGCGGTATTCCAGCCGGCGCTGCGAAAGGCCCGCGCCCAGGTAGTATTGATCGCCCTCGCTGGTCAGCGCCCGATACTTTAACACCTGGTGGTGGAAATACCGGTCGTCCTCGAGCACCTTCTCATCCAATATGTGGTGCTTGACCAGCAGCTGCTTGAGCCGCCGATTAAACAGATCCCTGCGAGCCAGGGCGCTTGCGACCAGTCGATCGCCGTTCGCCTGGTCCGTAACGTACTTGTGGTATGTGCGGACCTCAGCTTCCGTTTTAAATCCAAATGGATATCTCTCATCCTTTTCGGCATCCGGCCTAAGCAGTCCGGAATCGATGTCCTTGATCATATCGTCCATGATCAGGGCCATCCGGAAGGCCGTATACTGTTTGGGCTTTAGACCGTGCAAGATGTTGGTTATAACCGAGCCGGCCCGCCTGGCCGCGTTTTCTCCGACCTCCTGGTGGAGCCTGAGCACGTTTAAAACGGATCCATAGTTTTTGGGGTCGAGTTCGGCGTAGCTTCGCGTAAATGTGTTTTTGGCCTCGGTCATCAGCTTCCGGATGCGCTCTACGACCGGCGGCTCCTTGAGGCCCCCGGGTTGCTCGATCCGCTTGCGGGTCTTTTCGTCAAGGGCATCGAGCACGTTCTCTGCCATGTCATTCTCGCCCGCCTCTGGCGGCATGGTGGCCTCGAGCATCTGGATGTATTGATCGACAACCGGTCGCAGCTGCGGGTTGCTCTCGATGCCCTTTTTGGCCGAAAACATCGGCGTGAATTTGCGCTTGCCGATGGCAACGACCTCATCGCCGATGCGGAATTGCTCGGGCGCCCCGTACAAATCGGTATACTGGCGCCTTAAAACCCGCAGAGGCACATCGTCATCGCTGTGGCGCTCCAGGAACTCGTGATAAAACGGGACGCCGGTCTCTCTGATGCTAAGCGCCTCCAGGGCCTCGGGAGTGGCGACCGCCTCAAGCTGCTCGCGATACAACGCACTGACCCTGGCCGGCTGCAGGCGGCTTGGTTTGGCCGAAAATAGCGGCATGCCTTCTGACGCTTTTTGTCGCATCTTGTCGGTAACATCGATTGCCGATACGCTCAGCGGATCCCGGTAACCTTCAAACTCAAGAAAACCATGAAGGACGGTTTCGTAGGCATCCTGATATGAATCGAAGATCAGGCTGGTGTAACCGCCTGCGTAAAAAGGGGAGTCTGTATCATCACTCTCTTTGACCCTAAAGACCCCTGTTTCGACCTCTTCGATTTGGCTGACGATTTGATCGTGCGAGGGCACATATGAAATGGCTGAACTGTCTTTGGGCGACTTAGAGACAACTATCCGGTGGACCTTCGCATTGCCCCAGGATTTTTTGTTAAACATCCGGTTGACGTTGTTGGTCAGCATCTTGTCGTAAAATATTTTCATGCCGGCGCCACCGATGTGCAGGTCGCTGCCCGAGAACGTCCAGTCTGTCCCTTCTGAATCCTCAAAGACTTTGCGGGTCAATTCCTTGCCAATAACTCCCTCGAGCTCGTTGCCTTTAAAGGCGCCGACATCTTTCCACAGACCCTCCTGGCGGGTGCGCACTTTCACTTCGTATTTATCAACGTCTAATTTCGTGACCACCACACGGTCGGTATAGGTGCCCAGGCGATAGCGTTGGGCCTGGATGTGCCCAGGCGTCCAGGCGATGCGATCAAAACCGTGGACGGCCGCCCACCTGACCATGCGCTTGAACCCGAGCATCATCCAGGTGTTGGCGCCTTTCCAAGGGGCCTCGGGCACAGCAGAAGCATCATACCCCTCTCTTGCTTCGATAGCCTCTATCCGGTAAATATCCTTCTGTGCTTCCGGCAGAGCTTCAAATGGGGTGTTGCTGACAGTGCCGTAAATATGTTGATTGTAATATTCGTGGGCTATTTGGTCGAGAGCCTCTTGCCGGTAAATATCCTGCTTTTCTTCCGGCAGAGCTTCAAATGGGGTGTTGCTGACAGTGCCGTAAATATTTTCATTGTAATATTTAAGGACATACTCCTCATCGGAGAGGTCCATTTTTTCCGGATCGAAATAGCCATGCTTGTGGCCCTGCTCGTGCCAGTCGCTTTGGATCTCTTCGATAAACAAAACCCTCTTGCCGTTGGCATCGTAGCGCTCGTTAAAGCGCACATGCAAAATTGGATTGGTGGTATCAAGCCCGCGATTGGACCAGTGGTCGTATCCAGCAGCTGGCTCAAAGCTGCCTATTTGCCGGCCAGAATACTCGGGCATTCCCTCTATCTTGGCCATATTATGCTCGAGCCCGGCCTCGAGCTTTTGTTTTTGTGCAAGCAATGGCGCCGCCTCCCGCCACGCTGCAGGGCTCCTTGTCGCCTCCGATACCCACTCATCCTCATAAGACGGATGCCGGGTGATATTGGCCGTAAACGTGTCATCGCGCTCTGCGATTTCGCGGAGATCGCGTTCGATATCTCTTATCAGCTCTTTGGCAAGTTCGATCTCATACTCCAGATCGTTAAATTCTTTCCACTCTTTGTCGGTACGAGAGACAAGCGTGGGATTAATCGACATGATCAGCTCGGTGTATCGGTCTCCACCGTGGACCTGGTAATCCGCGTATTGCGGACTGCTCTCACCCTCATCGAATTCATCTTCGGCATTTTGTTTGTAGTAGCTAAGGGAATATATTTCACGAACAGTAGGAGGAAATTCGGCTCGGTCTGCATACAACTCATCAACGTCTGCGAGAAGCGAATCCAACAGGGAGTCATCGTTCCGGTTTACATAATCATGAACGGCGTCGTCGTATTGCTCTTGAAGAGCATCAAATTTTTTTCGTGTGATGGTGCCGTTGTTTAGCAGCGCGGATGTAAAATCGTCCCAATCATCTGCTAATTGATCAACGACGGCACGGCGCAGATCGGTATAGTCTGCGGTGCTCAGCACCTCCTCTTCGAGATATAAGCTGCCAGAATCGACAATGTCGAGGACTTCTTCTTTGGTGATTTTCCCTCCTCCGGCATCCTTTGGTTTAAAGCCTGGAAAAAGCGGGTCGGCTGCCGCCGTTGGCTTCTCGAGTTCCTCTGGCAGTGAGGACCACTCGAGCTCTTCGGCCTTGAACTCTTTTCCGGCCCAGGCCTTGATCATCTTGTACATGTTTTCCCTGGTGCTCTTATTTGGCAGCTTCTTGGCCAAGACGTTGCGCATCTGCGAGTACCAGCCGGCCTGTTTTGCCGAAAACATAATATCAGCATTTGTGGTGTTAAACGTGCCGCGGTTAAACACCGACTTTATCTGCGTGGGCTCAAAGACCACATAAGAGTCTTGAACTTTGTCGGACTCCTCGAGAGCCTTTTTTCTGGCGTAGATCTCAGAGCGGCGCTCTTCGTTGTCGGGCGAAACAGCATCGAGCTCGGCCATGATCGCGGCCATGCCCTCGATCTCACCCGAATTTTTATAGACGAGACCGTCATAGCCCTTGCTTTCTAAAAGCCGGATTACTTCCTCGGTAAACTCGGCCTGCAGGATTTCCAGGTCCTTGTCTATATCGTCGCCGGTGCCTTCCATCTGCTCTTCTATGTGCATCAGTTGTGACTCGTAGCTGGCGAGCTCCTGAATCTGCCTTTCAGAGAATTTTTTTGTTTTTTCAAGTATAAAAGGCATATTGTACACATCCCAGGCGCCGGGATCATCAACCCTCAGCGGCTTTTCGATTTTCAGAAAAACCGGATAGATCCGCTGGCCCATAACGCCGGACATGTCCAGCCGGCTTTTGTATGCCAGCCGGTCGTTCGCCTGCTCTTTGGTGCCAAAGTGAATCCCGATATCTCTTGGGCTGCGCCTAAAGCGTGTGAAGTCATCGACGCTGTCGGTGCCATGGTAGACCACCCGCGGGTTGCCTTTTTTGTCCACCACCCTGGAGTCGCCAAACCACTGCGCAAACACCGGATTGCTCCGGAGCCTGGCCGCCGAAGACTTCTCCGACAGCGGCACCTGGCGCTTTTGCGAGGCGATCAAAACATCTCTCTTGCCTTCGGCCTGGCGCACATCCGCGAAGTGCTCACGCAGTTGCGCTCTAACCAACCTCAGGGCGGTCTTGTGGCTCATGCGCTGCAGGAATCCTTCACGCGAGGCGGCCGGCATGTTGACCACCAGGCGGCCGCCTTTGCGCGAGGTCGCCGCCACGAGCTGCGCCATGGTGGTGTTAAACGATGACGGTGAATTCTGGACGTTCAATACGTTCGATGCGGCAACGATGTCATATTTGCGCTCAAGAGCATTGGCGTCATGCGCATCGGGATCGAGGTTCTCGCCGAAGTCATATGCCGTGACCTGTGCGCCGAGCTTGCGCAGTTGATCGAGGTGCGGCAGCTGGCCATCCTCGTTTGGTTTGCCGGCACCGTAATCAAGGATCCGGTCACCGCTGCTGGCGATCGCGGCCACAGCCTGGGGCACCGCCTCCGTTAGTCTTTCACTGGAGGCCACCTTATCGCTTTTATTGGCAACGCGGATATCCTCATTGTTATAAGCGGCATCGTTGCCGCGGCTCTTGACGCTGAACTGCAGCAGCTTGGCGTCCTCTGGACCGATCAAACGGCCATCGGCAAGCTGCTGGCCGGCCTTGATGGCGATTGGCGCCTGTATCTCGCCACCGCGCAGGTACACATGCGCCATCACGGCCTGGTCATGCACCCACTGCAAAAAGTCGTAGTGTTCTTGGGCGGCTTCATAATCAGTGGTTCTTCCTTGGCTCTGCTCCCTTAGATCGTAGAGAAGGATGTCACTTTTCTTCCCCTTCTTAAAAGCCTTCATCTGCTTTCTTAGTTTTTTCATCGAATCGCGAATAATCTCAATCGCGGAGACAAGATACCCCTGTATGGTAGGCTCCAGCATGATGTTGTTTGGATCGAGGCCGAGCTCCCGCTTGGCTCGGGCGACCAGCGCCAGCTTTTCTTCTCGGCTTCTTGTCCCTGGGCCATGTTTTTTCATGATGAACTCTCCGAGGCTCATCGGATCCGCGCCGGAGAGAAAGGTTAAAATAGGGGAAATCTTTTTGGGAAGCTTTGGGTCCTTAATAGACCAAAGCTTGCCTTTCGTATCGACGCCAAATTCGCGAAAAGCGGTCATGCACCCGCGCTGACTCAATGCGCACTGGCGACAGCTCGATATAAAATGCCGCTCGCCGGCATCGCAAGGACAGCTGATCTCGCGCAGCTTCGGATTTTCGAGCGCATAGTGCAGCTCCTTCTCTGCGGCCAGAATCAACCCCAGGGCCTTGTCCTTTTGCAGCGCCTCCATGGTCGCCACCTCCTCGAGCGAGGTGAACAAAAAGGCGTTTGAAATACCGTGCTTGTGCATGTTCTCGACCAAAAAATCGTGCCCGTAAACTCCGTAGAGCATTTGATCGAGCGAGCCCATCCGCAGAAACGGGGCCGCGGCCGTGCTGATCAGCTCGCGCAGCATCTCATGATGCCGACTGAAGATATGGATCGGCCGGTCGGCAACTTTGGCCAGTTTGTTGTAACCCTTTATCTGCTCGATGGTGGTCAAATCGCCTGAGCCCTGCAGCCGGATGAACAAAAGCTCCGGCCGTTTCATCTTGCGAGCCTCATCCGCCAGGCGAACCGCCCATTTGTCCGGATCCATCAAAATGGCCAGCTGGTTCCGAAACGCTTTGTTGATGGTGTCTTGCCGCAGCATATTTGAGGCGGCATAGCACACAATGCACTGCTCGGTCGGATCGCACGTTGCCAACAGAAAGTCAGCCGATCTAATCGCTTTGGCATTCTCGGTAAGCAGCGGTTTGCCCGCCTCGTCCACTGGCACCAGCAAATTGCCATTGCGCATGAATTGGCCAAATTTGACAAAGGTCTCGCCGGCAGATTTAATCCGATTGCCCGCCTCATCTTTTCCCGGCGAGCGGAAGCTGAGGCCTCTGGCCTTCGCCATCTCCTTGAGGTTGTATTTTTCGTTGAGCAGCTCGTGCGCCTCGCCGGATTCAACCACACGGTAGATGTCTATGAGCAGATCGCTCGGCACGATGCTGCGGGCGGGCTTCCGGCCGGCACCTGGCACCTCGATCGCACGCTCTGAAGGCCCGAATAGGATTTCGAAGATCTGGAGCTCTCGAGCCAACCGGTTGTTCACGATAAAAAACCGAGTCTCGTGGAAGGGCATATCTTTCCACTTTTTCTCTGCGTAGCGCCGTTTGGCATCGAAGAAGATCTGCGGGTTTGACGCCTCTGCAACGCTCATCAAATCGATGCCCTGCTCGATGCGCCGGTCCAGCTCTTCGCTGCTCGGCTTAGCCTCCATAACGCTTTTCAGCGCCGCAGCCTTTTTCGTGGAAAGCAGGACCTCATCCTTGTTTAGCTTCCCGTAGTCTCCTCCAACGGTAAACTGCCACAGATCAGGCAAGGCGTTTTGGTCTCGCTGGCTGATGCCAGAGGCGATGTAATCGTGCAACGCCACATCAGAGCCCAGGGCCCCTCTGAGGCCACGTATAAAATCGGTTCGGCTATTTATCTTCTTCTGAAGATGCTTGTCACCTGCTGGCCCTGGCGCAGCTTCGATGAAAAAAATCATTCCTTGAGCACTCGTCTTTTCAAGGACCTTGAGAATCTCAACTGCGCCTTGCTTAACCGTTAATCCCTTGGGATATTCGTAAAAGCCGAGCACTTGATTTTGGGCATTTAATAGTAAAAAACCCTCTGCATCTGCACCAAACAGATCTTTTTTCACCGAGATGGCAGCCTGAGAATTGTTGACCGCCGGCCCGGGTTTGTTCAAACTAAAAACCCGCTCGCGAATGTTGAGCTTTTTCTTTCTCACCGCCGCAGGAATGCTTTCAGGCGTAGTGGTTGTCGAGGTGACGCCGGCGTTGATAACGACATACTTCGTGCCACCAATGACAATCGGCACCAACTCGATGTCGGCCAGATTCAATGCCACATCAATGGCCCGCATTAGTTCGATATCTTGTACCGAGGCTGTGGGGTCCTGGCTGGGGTGATTGTGCGCCGCGTATACCCTGGCGGCCCCGGTGGACATCACGTAGCCAGCCATGGAAGCCACTTCCGCAGGAGCGGCTCGCGAGGTCCCTTTGACATACCGGTGGACTTCAAGGATCTTGCCCTTTTCGTTAACGGCAACCAAATACAAATTTTCCTGGGCATGTTTGCGGATATGCGCCATCAGGCTGGCGGCCTCTGCCGGTGTGCGGGCGTAGAGACTTTTCGCTTTAAGCGATCCGGTGGTCACCATCCGCGTGGTCGTGCTCGCCTGCAGGCCTTCGATATCGCTTTGCCTCGTCGGCTGTTTGAACGAAACGCTTTTCGCGGCCGCGGTTTCCGCCTCGCCTATCTTGGCAATCGGCTTCCAGGACTCGGGGCTGTAGATGTTGTCGGAATCAACCGCCTTGACCTCTGCAGGCTTGTAGCCCCTGCCGGCAACAACCTGGCCACCGGTGATGCGGCGCAGGACCTCGGCCCAAAACTCGTTTTTTTCATCTAAAGGATCAAGTGCCCGGTCGATTAGATACTCCAACGGATCGGCGCTGGTTCTTATCTCTTCAACCGAGACCTCGAGATCGCGTTTAATTTCGGACCTGACCTCCTTGAGCTTTTCATCGTAGCTCATCTCATCGACCGGCTTACGGCCCATCTGCCTGCGCAAAACGGGCTCAAGGCCGTGTTCAGAGCCCTTATAAAACCGGTCGATGATTTTCTTTGCAACCGAGGGCACCGCCATTACATTCTCGAGCTCGCCGCGCACCTTTACGCTGAAGGTTGCGACATCTTCCGGAAAACTCGCAGGCGGCTGACGTTCGCCTTTAGCGCCCGGGCGTGCGCCAAACGCCCCTCGATGCCTAACTCGTTGAGCCTCAGCTCCTTTAGGAGAGCGGATGCCCTGGCGCTCCCTTTCTTCCTTCTCATCTTGTAGTCTTTCGTCGGCTGTATTGTACTGGTCTCCGATGCCATAGCTGACTCCTATGCCTGACACGCTTATGCGATCTCCCCGTTCATAGGCCGTGCCATCCTTTAATGTGCGGGGTTGGTTTATAGTGAATTCAACCCTGATGTCATTTTCCGACTGCCCGCGGATCGTTTCCGCCACGGCTCTGGCGGAAGATTCCCCTTTGACCAACAAGCCTATTTCTTCACCGCCGAGCCGGTAGGCCGGCACCGGCTGCTCCTGCAAAATGGCGCCCACCTCGCGCAGGACCTTATCGCCCACCTGATGACCCAGGGCATCGTTAAACCAGGAGAAGTTGTCCAGATCTACCATGATGACCAAGCGCCGGTCTTTGGGATCCAGCTGCTCATCCTTGGCGAGCTCCTCAAAAAAACCGGCCCGCGTGCCGATGCCCATCAGCTCGTCGGTGTAGAGCTTGTTGATCAGCTCGCGGATAATCTCTCTGGCCTCTTCGGGATCCTTGACCTTCGCGGCAATGCTCTCGTACATTTGCCTGGTCCGCGCAGAGCCGATGCGGCGCTCTTGCTCGGGCGCCTTTGCAACCGCAGCGTTAATCTGCCGCAGCACCTGGTTGTATTCACCCTCTTGCTCGGTTATCCATTCATTGGCGACCGTGCTGTCGGCCTCACCCTGGCTCATCCCCTGGTCAACGACATACGCTTTTGCTCGCCTGGTAAGGTAAGCGGCCTCCGCCGGTGGTATCTTCAATGCCTTGAGGCAATACGCGAGTGATTTTCCCATTAATCAAGTGCTCCAGACTTGGCTATTGCTATCAGTATTTGGATGAATTCATCATCATCCTTGCGGATAAAATCTTGCCCAGCTCTCGTAAACTGCCAGCTGACATCCCGCTCGGTGGTCACCGCCCCGGCGTATCCACCACCACCGCCGGTAAGCGCTACCGCCGGGACCGAAACCGGCAGCTCTGCGTAGTTGCCCACACGGCCATAAAGCGGAAAACTGCCGATAGGCATTGCAAGCTGCGGGTGCTGTCCTGAGCTTAAAGGCGTCATGCATTTAGCACTACGCTGGTGCGGTTGCCGTTATCATCAACGGTCATCACCACACGGTTGGTGTCATCGTTTGTGTTTCTGAAACTGATCGTCGATGTGCCCCCGCCGGCGGCCTTGCCGACCGCAGCGGCCAGAACTGACTGCAGCGCCTGGCGAACGGTGATGCCGGTCTCAAGCGCCTCGCCCATCAGCGCATCTTTAATGCTGACCGGATTTGTCAGGTAAACAGTGTTAACGCTGGCGGTGCCGGTCGTGTAGTCCTCCACAATACCGGTGCCGATGATGTTGACAGTCCCTGCTGTAATGCTCGAGGCGAGCAGGATCCAGCCGGCATTAAGGCTGGCGTTCGCCTGGTCGCTCCCGCTTTTGTTTTCCCACTGGATGTACCCGTTGAAATTTTGCATGACCAGGGTTTGCCCGCTTCCCCCCAGGTCTATCCTTGGAGGGCTGCCCAAAAGACTTCCGGCCCAGCAGTCGAGAAAATACGCCGCCGCGCCCCCGCCAAGCGTTATTACGCCGTTCAGAATGCATAGCTCCACATACCCCGATATATAGGTTAAATCGCCGATCGCGCAGTTTTTCACCTTGGCGTTGCCGTCGAGCACGCCGGTGAGGGTACACTCGTAAAATTCGCAGTCCAGCACATCGGCGCCGGTCTCAACGGTGATTGTGCTTTTGCCGGCCGACTCTCCGATAAGCACCTTGTCTGCGACATCATCGCCGGTTGTCAGCGTCAAATCACCGACGATAAAAAACTGGGTCAGGCCTCTGACCCCAGCGATCAGGCTGGCATCGGTCATATTATTAGACGGCTGTTGCGGGGTGCCGATCGGAAAAACAGTGCCGCTTGCGGCCTTTCCCGATGCGTTGTCCACATCAACTGTGACCCCGCCGTTAAAGGACGAATATTCAATTTGGGCATTTGAGATCAGGCCGGCCGCGTTGTTGACGATCAGCGAGACCTGGTTGGCCACTTTCCGGTCGCTCAAGTTGTGATTGGCGCCGACACAGTTAACGGTGTACTGGCCGTCTTCGAATTCGACCGTATACGGGGCCAGGACCTCAACGATGCGAGCGTAGGTCAAGCCTGCAAGCGCCACCTCTGTATTGTGGCTATGGGTTTTGTACAGAAAAACGCCATAGTCCGGATCGTCCTCGAGGCTCTTGAGCTCAAGCCGAAATGCGTTCACGTTGAGCTCTCTGACCTCCGGCGACGACTGGGTGAGCGTCATGTCCGCTTTCGGCACATAAATCACATATGTTAAGGGATTGATCGAGATCGCCACAATTATCCCTTTCCGTTGCTGTAGCTGGCAGTGCCCCGGGCATAAAACAGCTGCTGCAAGCTGGCCAACTGCTTTCGCATTTGTTGGAGCTGAGCGTCCTGAGCGATCACCTTGTTCTGCAGGGCATCATGCATTTGACGCAATTCCAGGAGCATCTTTCGGGTCTCGTTGGTAAAAGAGATGACCGTCTGCACGTTTCGCCGGGTCACCTCCTCGGCCGCTTTGACTTTTTCTACTTCTCCCGCCTGTATCTTTCGTTCAATATTATTCATCGGCCACAAGCACAGCGGTCGCCGTTAGACCGTCAGCAGAATCGACGGCACCGGAGATCGCTCCTTCCTTGTAGTATGGGCTTGCAGAGCTCTTCCTGGCCCATCCGGTTATCGGTTGGTCGCTGGAATATACCCTGCTTGTACTCTTCACGCCGTTGGAATCGGTCAAGCCGTACAGGGCGACAAAGGTCGAGGTGATCGTCCCGGTCGGGCTGGCACCTGGGGTGCTGCCCATGGTGTAGCTGTATTTGTTGGTTGGGTCGGCGCCATCTAACGTGATCTGAAACACACCCTCGTTGGCCGGCACGGTGCCGCCGTAGATTTGCACATAATCGTTGGTGGCCATGCCGTGACCGGTGTGCGTTACTGTCGCCGTGGTGCCGCTGTTTGAGATCGTCACCGTGTCTTCGAATGGAAACGGGCCAGTGCCGTCTTTGGCTTGCACGTAGACCCGGGCGTTTTCGATAGCCACCCCGGCAGCGGTCGTCACGGTAGCCTTTACGGTTACCGGATCGTTGACGATGGTCACCGCGGCCCCGGCTGACTTGTAGGTCATGTTGCCCGAGCACCCCACACAGTTGATGGTGTAGCTGTTGCCGGTGTTGGAATCCGAGATATAAAATGTGGAGTTGGTCTGAGCGTTAGTGGCGGCGAAATCGCTTCCCACATCCAAGCCCCTGATCGTCATCGAGGCAGGGCAGGTCGAGCCAAACTCAATCGCATGGTGACTGTTGGTGCCCTCGGAGACCGTCAGGTTGTCCAGGTAGCCGTCAGGATCGACGTTGACATCCCAATCGATAGCGCTGGCATCGGCAGCCACTGTCGAGTTGAGCACATTGGATCCGTTGAGCTTGCCGCCTGCAACCGTCACCAAGCCGCAGCCATTCCATGTGCAGTTTAAAAACTCACTGGCAGATCCACCGAAAGTAAAAGTGGACATATCAAAGAACTGACAGCTATCAAGGTTCATATCGGCGTTGTTGTTCATCACCAGGCGGCCTGGGGATTGGGTGCCGAGAGCCTTAAAGATTACATTGGTCCAGGTAACAACGGTGCTGGCGTTATTTACCTCTATCGTGTTGAAATTCGTTAAGCAGTTTATGGTATCGTCAACCAGGATAAAGACGTTCTCGTCTTCCATTTCAAGAGCATTGGAGGACGTCCCGAGCTGCATCCGGCCCTTCCATAAATACCCACCGCCGTATGCACTAAAAAGTCCCCAACGGTTATACCCATCGGTGGCATCGTTGGCATCGTTTTTTGCAGCCGCATCGGCAAAGTTGGCATAGCCATCACCGGAGCTGCCATACTGAAAAATGATGCTGCCCCGGCCGTAACGAAAGCCGTCTATCTTGAAGGGTTGGCCTTTGGCCGGGCCGGCAGCGGTCACATCGATGGCCATGCCTGCGTATCGGTATGTGGTGCCAGTGCCAGTTCCATTGCGATACTCATAGGTGCGGACTGTGGGATGAATCGCATAATTCCACCAGCCGCCAGCAGGGTTCGGTGACTTATCAACACCGCCGGCTTTCCAGGCATCCCAGTTGGTGTACGATTGCCCTATGACCGCACGCACACCGCCATTGGTGTAGCTATCCAGGATGCCTCCCGCATCAAATTTGAACCACATAAAAATGGCGCCGTCTGTTGGGATAGTGACACCACTTCCAGCGTCCATGCCAAGAGATTGGAGCTCACCGACTTTTAATGAACAGGAGGCGCTGATGTGGTAGCTGCCTTGGATGATATCGTCTGAGTCTTGATAAGACTCAGGGCCACCGTCCTCCATATTGACGAATTCATCGCAATCGCCGGAGGCGCTTTCACACAAATTGAAGGTGCTAAGATCAGTCGTGTATGTCGGAGCGGCCATGTGTTTTCTCTTTCCACTCTATGACTTGTTGAATCTCTTCCATAATAGCCTGACGGCTCCAGCCCTTCGGGATAAACATTTCCGAATCATTTCTCGTTTTAAGCACCAGCGGGCGGCCCTTGCTGCGAAGAATTGAGATAACCCTCAATATCCTTTTATGCTTCCAGGCATCCGGCCTGGAGGCCTCAACGGATATCAGAATTGTTTCGACGCCTGGCAGGGCCTCAAACATAACCTTGCACCGGCTTGGTTGCAGAGGATCCGGCCAGCTCTCAGCTCTCCAAAAGCAGTTAAACCCCAGGCAAACCTCCGGCCTGTGGTCGTGAATCGTGCAGCCACCGCCAGATGTGCCTGGCCTGCAGTGAGGACACCACTGTCCTGCAGCCGCAAGGCCAGGGACATCGAGCAGTTTGCAACACAGCGAACAGGCTCCGCAGTCATTCATTAGGTATCGCTTGTCCGAATGGCTGAAATGCTTTGATTGCTGCTACCAAAGCTCCACTCTGAAATAAACTGCTTGATCGGCGATGTACCGCCATCGCGTACAAGCAGGGTTAGATCCAGGGCGTTATCGTAAACCGCTTGGAATTCAAGAGAGGTGGCCTTGGCAAGCAGGTCTATGTAGGTGAGATAAACCGTGTTGCCAATCGCCGCGGTATCGGTCAGGCCGGAGCCGTTGAACGCGATATTGTCAGGGGTGATGGTGTGAGTTCCGCCACCGGCTGCCGTTGTAATATTGACAGCTGTTCCGTTGGCAGCGTCTTCCAGGCTTGCGGCAAGCTTGATGTTGTCCGCATCGGAGTAGATCACATAGTAGGTAGTTGCCAGCGCCAGCGGCGAGGGCAGCGTGCCGGTTGTGGTGAGCGTCACCGGCATCTGGTCTTTAAACAAATGCCCTGTGATCTCGATCTCCTCTGTGCCTGTGTCCACATCGGCGTCGACAAAGGTGTCGGCACCGACCAGGGTAAAGGTGTCGGAAGGATCATCGTAGGACGAGTAATTGACTCGAATGTGAAATCCCTCGTCGTTGATTACCCGCAGAGTTCCGGCGTTGGGGGAGCTGCCAGGAATAGCGTTGACAACGATTGCGCTTTCAGCGGCACCGCTAAGCGCTGTGGTCAAATGCATCTGGCCCACATAGCAATAATTGCCGGCGCTGGCCTGGTTGCCACCGGAGAAGTCAGTCGAGGTGATCGTGAAGGTGTCACCACCAGTGTCATAGGTGCTATAGGCGACCGTGACGACGCTGCCGTCATCTTTCAAAATGTCGATATAGCCGGAGCTGGCCAAATATGCATCGATGTCGGCATCGGCGAGATCCTCGTTGACCGCCACCGATGTGGTCGTGCCGCTGGTCAAATCACTGGCAAGGGTAAAGTGCGCCCTGCCCATGGTCGGATCCCCATTGATGTCAACCGTTGTGCCGTCCCAGGGCGCAACAAACACATAATCCTGACCGACGACCACACCCGAGACCGTGTTGGTGACCGTGTTGGGCGGCGTGATCTGCGTATCGGTCAAATCAAAGACCTTGTCCGCGGAGGTCAGCTTGGCATTGTCGATGCCGACGCCGTAACCGCCAATGATCGCCGTACCGGTTGAAACCCCGATATACGGTGTGCTGATGGTTCGCTGGGTCAACGCGAGCACGCTGACCTCGATGGTAACAGAGGCGGTGTGATCGGCAGCCGTCAAATCGGTGCCCCCGTAGTGGCACAGGGCCTGGTCCGCGGCCATCGTGCCCTTGATCACCTGGACGTACAGGTAATCATTTGTGGCGTCATGGGCGAGCACGTGCAGCACCCCGCCACCGGTGACCGCAGTCGGCGCTGACGAGGTTACCGCCGAGGCGCCGGAGCTTTGACCGACAAATGTTTCGGTGTTTCCCACCGTGCCCTCGGTGACATCAACGATCAGCGAGAGGTCAGTACCGTCAATCGACAGGACCCGGCCCTTCCATGCGGGAGTGGATGAGTTTTCGTGAACGGCTTCTCCGAGCGTGAACGGTCCACTGGTAACAGACCCATGATCGACATATGTACCCCACACCAGCATGTCGTAATCACTGATAGAGATACCGCCTGCCTCAGTGTCGTAGCCCACAGAGTGAGTGACACCTCGAAATACTTCGCCGTTAAGCCCATGTACGGTATAGCCTGATCCATCCTCGGTTTCTCCTTTGGCCCGTTCGTAAAGATCATTAATATCGTGGGTGTTGATCCAGGACAGCTTGCCGAAATAGTCCTCGTTGGTGCCGTTGTCATCCACATCGAACTGCTCGAAGCCGAGATCCTCGCCACTGAAATCCGTATCCCATGTGGTGCCGATCACCGTCGTGTTGCCGGTCGTGCAGTTAAGATCGCCGGTGTCAACCAGGGCCAATACGTTGTTGCCCCGGGAGGTGCCGTTGATGCGAAATTCGCTGTACGTGTTTCCCATCCGGCGGCAGATGCCGATCAAGCGCCGGCCATCGATGTCGCAGTCATCTTCACGAACCTTGACCAAAAATCGATGCGAAATGCCCTGGGTGCTGTTCGGGCAAAGCGGCTTGCCGATTAGATACGTGTCGCTGGTGGTAAAGCCCTCTGCAGATGTGCCGCCGTGCAGCTCACCGGAGGCAAACGTCAAGGTGTCGTCAGTGTGCGACAGCACGATGCCCCGGCTGCCATCCCTGACGCCACCGTGGGTATTAACCACTGAATAACCGACCAGGCTCATCCCTGCGAAGGCGCCGGTGTCCACCAGTGTCGTGGTGCTGCCGCCAGTGGCGGTGCCACCAAGGTTGTAATTCCAAAAATCGTCCGAGATGATAGCACCATCCTGCAGGATCTGCAGCTGGACATCGTCGTTGCCGAAGTTTACGATGCCATCCCAAATTTCAGCGCCGTCGTTTTGGATAATAGAGCCGTCGTACAGGTGCTCGGCGGCAGCGGCGTTGATATTGTAGCCGTTGATGAGCGTGATGATGTTGTCCGTACTTCTGACAGAAGGATTGAGCATGGCGATGTAAACCTCATCATTTGTGCTCGCCGGCTCTTGGTCGTCAGCTAGTTCTTGCAGCCACCGGTGCAGCTCAATCACAGTGGCATAAGACGGTGAGGCCCCGTTGTGATCGTGACCCCCATAGCGAATGTTTCCTGTCTGACTGTCAACCGTCCAATCGGCAGCAACCAGTTCATACGTGATGGCCATTTTCTATTCTCCTTAATTTTCTCGGGTTAAGGTTGCATGATCGATAATCCCCTGCGGGCTCCTGACGACATCTACTTTCCACTTTCTGGCCGGCTCGGGCATATCCACTGTCACCGGCGTCGGATTAACGGTGATCACCGGCTCACGCATCTCCGATATTTTCGAAACAAACTGATCGAGCACGGCTTGCATCTTTTTCTCCGGACTCGATTTATTGGATTCGTTCGCCAGCATCGCCACGGCCTTGGCCAACCGATCAGTCGACTCTGCGCCCAAGTGCTCGGGCTTAAGGCTGGCGATCGCAGCGTTCATGCTGGCGCTTTGCGCTGCCATGGCCTCTGAGATCTTGGTTGCAAACCGGCTCAAGGCCTCCAGCTGACGCTCGTCATCGACTGCCTCCAGCGCCGATTTGATTGACTGCATCGTTGCGAGCTGTTCGGCGTGCATGGTCCGCACGATTTCAGTCAGTTGCTCCAGGGCCTCTAGCTGCAAGTCGACTTCGGGCTCAGGCGGTGCGTTTAAGCGCTCGAAGTCCTTAGCATCGGCGAGCTTGCCGAGTTCGTCTGTATTAAGCACCCGCATTAATGCACTCCAATACCTGGTAGTATTTTTCGATGGTGCCCTCGAGCTCGGTAAGGGCCTCGCGAGGATCGGCATCGATCTTGACCATTTGGCCGGATTCGGCATGGATGGCGGTGACCTTGACCTTGCCAGCCCGGGGCATCCGGTAGATGGTATCCTCAACGGCTTTGACTTTGGCCTCGGTCACCACCTTGCCCTGCCGGCGTTTGGCTTCCGCGTAAGCATCGGCGATGGCCTGCTCGACTTTCTCCATGCGCTTGACATCGGCCATGCTGCCGACGCCAACCTTAAGTGCAGATTTCACCCGTTCGATCAGGGCGCTGACAATTTTGCGCAGCTTCGCGAAAGCATCCGGCGCCCGCTGGTTGAGCTCCTTCCAAAAACTCGGGCGAGTAAAGGCACGGCCGGCGATATCGCTGCCGAATTCCTTTTTGATGCCCTCAGCGTCGAGCTCAGGAAGGGCAGCAGCTCTGCGGTCCTGTTGAATGGCGGCGACATATTGCTGATAATTGGCGGTGTCGGCCATGACCACATCCATGGCCTTGTCCCACAAATCCGGATGCTTCACCGAGAGCTCGTGAAAACTTTCATGCCCCAGGACAAACAGATCAGGCTCCGCGGCGTTCTCGTTGATAAAAATGCGCCCGCTCTTCTCGTTATAAAAACCGTTGACCCGGTCGGCCGGCGAGTCGTACTTGGCTTTGTAAAAAGTGACCTTGGAGTCGATCGCATCGGCAACGGCATGCACGTAGGTCTGCGACCTGGTGGTTTTGCTTTCTGCAACCTGCTGCAGGTCAAATGCCGGCGTCACTCGCTTCAGCGAGCTCATGCTCGAGATCTCACCGCCCTGGCCCTTGGGCAGCTTCACCTCTTCTTGTTTGGCGGCCGCTTTCTTGGGCGCTTTCTTGGCGGCTTTCTTCGCCTTGACGGCGTATCGTTTTTCAATATCCTTTTTGAGCTCGGGGAATCGCGCCGCGACGACCTTGGCCTCTTCTTCTGTGAGATCACCGGTCATTTGGTCCAGGATCATCTCGGTGGCTGCCGCCTCTTTTTTCTCGCCAACCGTTTTGGTTTCCGCTTCCGTTTCGCCAGGCTCAACGATCTTGGTTTTGTCGGTCAGCGCAAAGCCCAGTTGCCCCTCAGGGCCTGGCAAGGGCTCGATCGGACCCTTGACCTGGCGTTCGCCTTCGGCAGCCGCAGGCGGCCTCTCAGTGCCTGTGACCGCGTCGGCTGCGACCTGCCCGCCCTTGATCATCGCACCGCCGATCGGAAACAGCGCCCCGCCGACAGCACCGACAAGACCCGCGTACCCGGCTTTTTTTGTTTGCTCCCAGGTGGCCCACACGTTTTTGGACCGCTCGAGGATCTCGACTGCCGAGGCGTTGGGATCCTTGGCGTACTCTTCAGAGACAACCGACCACTGCTCCTGGGTAATTTCCTCCAGGCCTTCGGCCGCTGCGCTCTCGGCAAGGTTTTCGACAAATCTTTTGACGCCAGCTCTGACGCCAACCCGCCTGGCGGCCATGCCGGCCACTGCCCCCAGGGCCTTCAGATTAACGATGTTGCCTACGGTTTCCACTGCCGCATTTGGCAGCGCATCTAAAAGAGCAGCGTTCCAGGCCGTGTCACTATCGATGCCCTGCGCCTCGAACTCCGCGGCTCTGGCGCCGGCGATCTGAGAGACAGCCACCGCGTAGCCGATGGCCGGGTTGGCCGCGGTGGCCACCATCGTCGGGGCAAAGCGAGCCATGCCGGTCACGGCCTGCTCGAAGATTTGGCCCGGGACGGATTCGAAGATATTGACCTCGGTGAGCTCGGGCATGGACGCGGCGAATTCCTCCACGTTTGCAACCGCCTCGGCAGTCTCCCTGTCGAAGCGCTCGAGCATGGCCTGGCCGTATTTGTTGTCCGCATTGATATAGGTGGAGCGCAGCTTGTTGACCTGCTCGTCCTGCTTGCCGATAAACCTGGCGATGTCAGCGATGCCCTGTGAGCTGGATTGATAAACGGCTCTGCCCAGGCGCACGACTTTTGACTCGGGATCGGCAATGCCGGAGGGGTCCTCGGACATCAAGTAAGCATCGACAGTCTCCTGGTTGGTGGCCTTGATGTTGCTGACCATGTCAGGAACGCTCATGTAATCGTAAGCGCTCGGAGGAACAGGCTCAGCAGCAGGGGCAGACTCATCGCCGATGCCGTAATAATCCAGAATGTTCCCGCCGGAGGGCTGATTGTCGCTGTAGTCACCGACATCGGCAGAAGCGCTGCCGTCAGATTCGCTGATGCCGTAATAATCAAGAATGTTACCAGCCATATTTATTTCCTGGGAGCTTCGGTGTTGTAGCCGTCGTTTTCCAGCATCTGCAGGGTCGCCCGATAGTCGTTGCCAGTTAGTGACAGATATTGCTCAATAATCGCTCTTGTTGGGTGGCCCTTTGTCCGCGGGCCAGGTTTGGGGATAAACGGCTGTTTGCTTTGTTTCTGTTTCTTTTTAACGACCTCGGACTTTTCTTCTTCGGCAATGTCACCCAAGGCCTTTTGTATTACCAACATCTTTTGTTTAAGCGCCGTGGTGTCGGTGCCGGAATATGCGTTCTGGATCTGCTGCTGGGTCTCGAGCATCTCAGAGTAGAGGTCAAGCTTGCGCTTGGGCCGCTCCTGCTTTTCTTTGCGCCGAGCCTCGGTTTCGGCTTTTGCCTCTTTGTAGAGTTTCTCGTGTTTTGCTTCCAGCTTCTCCATTTGCTTTTCGCGCCTGGCGGCCTGGCGATCGTATTCGCCCATGATCTCTTTCATTTCGGCAACCTTGAACTCGGTTGCCGCTTTGAGCTTGTCGAACACCCGGGAGCGTTCATTCTTAACGAAATCTGCTCGCTGTTTGTCCTCGAGGTCATGCCACATCGGCCCCATGGTTGCCTGGCGATATTTTTCGTACTCGCGCTGGAAGTGCCCGGGATCGACATTGTCGAGCTCTTCCATAGGATCGAACTTGTACGGATCGTTGCCGCCGAATTTCCGGTTGATGACCTCGGTCTTAAACGCCAGCCGCTCACTGGCAAAATCCATCGGCTGTGTGCGCTGCTGCCCATAGTCTTGCATGGCCTGGCTGGCATCTGCGATTTTTCCCGGCGGCATCTCGCGGCGCTGCATGGGATCCTGATCGAAGATCAGCGGCTTTTCTTCGCTGAGCGATCGATTTAGATTCGTTGTCTGGCCAGGGCCTTGCTGGAGGGTGGCCGAGGCGGCTTCGATATCGGCCAGCTCCGGATTGTCGATAAACGCCTGTAGCTTCGGGTTGGTCACTTCCTCACCGCTCTCATCGATCGTCGGTGAGAAGTTTCGCTCGAGCTGCCCGAGGTCAACGACATTGCCTGACCTGTCGACAATGACCTGGTTGTCGCGATATTTGGTATCTCGTAGAGTCGCCATCAGTTGTCCTTTTTACGAATAGTTGCGAACGTCAAAGGGACCGTATTCACCGGCTGCATACCGTTGCTTCGCTTTTTGGATGCCATAGTCAGGGCTCCATCCAGATGGACCCATCTGCCGCGGGTTCGAAGGCTGGCTGGTCACGCCCATGCCTGAGCCACCTGTACCGCCTGTGCCGCCCGAGCTGCCCGAGTCATATCCAGTTGTCGTCTGCGTGGTCCTCGTGGTTCCCATTTTGCTAAACATCTGCCACAGGTTGTTGTATTCAGCCATCTTGGCCTGGTTGGTCGCGTTGAAGTTCGCCATGCGCTCGTTGTACATGTTCTGGTATTTGTTTCCATACTCGTTGACGGCCCCCTGCTGAGCGCTGGCCAAAATCGAGCCCAATCCGGATCCGTATCCGCGCAGGGCCTCGCGCACGGTCATGCGCCGCACGTTCGGATTCTCGTAATTTCTGCCGATTGACTGCAGGGTCACATCGCGCAGCCGGCGGATGTTGGGACCCGCCATGCGCTGTCGGTTTCGGGCAACCTCTGACTCATTCCACTCAGGCGCAGCAAATGTTGACATCTCGGGGCGCACTGGCGTCTGGCCCGTTGGGGTCCAGGTCTGCTCGGATACGGATCTCGAGGAGCTCGTCTGCCCGGTGCCGCCAGGTAGCGCCTGACCGCCACCAGTTTTGGCCCGGTGTACCGGCAGATTCATCCTGGCCGATCGTTGACGAAATTCCTCGGCGTCTGCTGCTATGTTGATCGGCATCTTTTGTCTCCTTCCTGTTAATCCACTTCTTTTATTTTTGGCGGGGCCATGCTGATGATCTCTTCTTCATACACCTCATCGGGCACCATAATCGGCCGGGGATCGTTTAGCCTGGTGTAGGTCAGGTTGAGCTTTTTTACCCACTGGAGAACACTCTTTTTGCTCAGCTCCTCGAAGCCGCACTCGATAATTTTGGTGCAGCGCCATATCGACTTCCAGCCCCCGGGAAGCTGGTTGCCTGGCTGCGTGTTGACATGCTCCAGGCTCATGATCTGGCCGCAGTCAGGGCATTTCAGGGAGTTCTTTTTCCACAGCTCAGCAACCTCATGGTGGATCTTGATCTGCTTGGTTTGATAATATTTCCGGGCCGCGATGCACTGCATGGCATGATCGAGCGCAATGCCCTTGTCGTGCAGCTGCCGGAGATACGTGAAAACATCCTGCTGAAACCGCCACGTAAACGCCTGGGTCTTTTTAAAAAAATCAACGACATCGCCTTCTGCTAATTCGGACAACCGTATACCTCCGCATAAATGCGGTCCTGGACGCAGATGTCACCAGCACCGCCGCAATACTGCCAGCATGGAAAAGAGTGGCCGTAGCCAGTGCCTGGCCCGATCTGGCACGACGGTGCCGCGCACCCATCACCGCAGCACAGCGCACCGCACACCGAGGCAACCCGCATGACGTCACTTAAATACAAACAGGGGTACGTGCCGCGATAATCGGTTCCGATGCAAGTGTCATCAGAATAATTGGTGTACTCGCGGCTGCACGAGCACTGGCAGCCGCCAGCGTTAAGCTGCACACTTGAGTCGACCGAATGCCACTCGCCGTTGTTGGCAACGCCAACCGCGCCGGTGGCCTCGTCCTCGCACGAATCGGTGACCGTGATAAAAATGGTGCCGCATGCATTCTCGGTTGTATAGAGTACATTAGAGCGGCCACTGGTCACAGCCGCCGACAGTGAGCATCCCGAGCCGCTGTCTCCACACTGATCGATTTCCCAAGCAAACGGGCCCACACCATCGAGGATATGCACCGGGATAGTATCGCCAGCATTGATTGTGCCGGCCGTGTTTTGCGTGTCCCAGGAGACATCGTCAGCCTCCTCGCAGGGCGTACAATCATAGCACTCGGTAATCATGATGGAGTCGTGAGAGCCCTTAACGGCGCCAGCCCTCATGGACACATCGATTTCCAGCGCACCGGGCGGATCCTCGCCGGCGGTGATTGACAACCGCGCCGCGGTGCCCATGAGCTGAACCGCAACGGAGAAGTCTTTGGAGGCCAGCCGAGCAAAGGACAGCGACACGGCCGTGATCTCGTGCGAGCACTCAACGATGGCGCTGCGGGTGTCGTTCTCGCAGTAGCACCCCGAGGCCGTGCAATAAAAGACAGTCAAGCTCGGCCATCCGAAGGGCTCGCCTGGGTCCTGGGGATCGCTGGGAACGCTCGGAAAGTCCCAGGAGCTTGGCGGATCGAATATCGCCGGCGGAAAGCCTGGCGGATTCCACAAAAAGGTTTCCATCTCGTGATAGTCATCTTCCAGGTACGGCTTTTCGAGCGCAGACCAGGAGGCTTTAAAACTCTCGTCGTACATAAAGACGGTCTTTTTGCGCATCAAATCCCGAAAGCCGTCATCATCGCTGCCGCGATACAGCTTGCGCCCATAGTCCCGGGCCGCGTCATCGTACTTGTCGTCGATCGAGCTCATTAGGCAGCTTCCGCATCGAGCAGGCCATCAGCGCTAAACACCAGCGCCAGGTTTTCAGCCGAAGGGCTTCTGACGGCCGAGAACTGAAACAGGCAACAAAGCCGGTTGGAGCTCGAGCTGTCGTAGACCACCGCATAGTAAATGTTGCTGCCGGTTAAGCTGGTCCATACAGCCGGATCGTCAAAGTCAAGCTTTGTCACCCCCGAAGACTCGGAGAGCGACACATTGGAAATGGTCTTGCCGCCGGCCGTGTACCCGGTGGCATCGCATTCATAGGTGCTGACCTCGCTCCAAAGCTCATCGGTCGAATCAGGGGTGTAAGTATTTTTGACCAGCGCAATCTTAAAGACATCGCTGCTCAGATCGATGTTGCCGTTCATCACGTGGAGCGGGAACTTATCAAAAATCAAATCCGCCATTATTCTTTCTCCTGAAAGGCAAAGGCCTCTGCGGCTGCCAGCCGCGGACCCGCGCCGCTGGCACTCGCTATCCCTGGTCGTGTCCCTGTTGCCGAGGCAATCCTGGGCCGTGAACCTGCGGCAGCGATCATCTTTGTGATATTGCCGATATAGTTCTCGGCCAGCGCAGAGGCCGTAAAGGTGATGCGGCCGGCCTTGGCCAGGTCTTCTTGGATTGACAGTTCGTCGTCAAGGGCGTTAACCGAAAAGGTAATCCTGCCGGCTTTAGACAGGTTTTCCGTTATCGTTATATTGTACGGCTCATATTCTGTGGCGCCCCAGGCCCCCAGGTTGTCGACCAGCGTATAATAGGTAGCCTTGAGCCATGCATCGGGGCGCTCGTAATCAGAGAACCGGGCCTCGCTTGCCTCTCCTGCAAAGTAATAGGGCGATGAGTCGTTTGTGAAGCCGACCGAGGCCCTGTCAACGCCGGTCGGAAATGTTACCGATGTCGTATCGGTTTGTTTGTTGCTTCCGTTTGTAAGGATAGAGCGCTCCGTAGCGCTGACGCCGACACCGGCAAGGTGGCAAAAAACGTCATCGGTCAAAAGCGTCGTGCCGTCTTTCGTGTAGCTTGTTGTGGCGTAGTGATTTAACCGTGCATAGCCATCTTCAATATGCACCAGCACCTGCTGATCGGCTGCCGAGTTGTCGGCCAGGCCCATAGCTGGCCCGGTAGCCGTAGAGGCAACGACATTGGCAGGGCCAGCGACCTCGAGAGTATAGGGGTACGCCGTGATCAGCGCCACCGAAGTGGTCACCCCATCGTCGCTGCCATCAAAGTCGAGGCCTTTGCCAGGCTCAGAGTCGATCAGGTCGGTATCGGTCATCGAGCCGGTCGATGTTAGGTTGTTTTCGCCGGCCGTCGAGTCGAGCATTTGCGGAGAAGTGCCAGAGGGGTCCTGGCTTAAATGGTAGACACCAACGAAGTTGTCATCCCATACCCGCTGAGCGATATGCTCGCCGGTGTCACCGACCCAGCCCTGATCCGGCTGGTCGTTGTCGTAATATAAAAAGAGCAAGGCGCCGTAATCCGAGTCAATCCGCGGCACCTTGACATGCAGTACCGCCTTTTCCGTTGAGCTGTCCCACGTGTCGATTTCGGCCGGCAGCAGCCGCCCCTGGGCATCGCCCACAGCCACTCTTTTATAATTGGCGCCCACCTCATCGAATATGTCAGTGATGTCAGTCGAGCCGGTTCCGGCCGCCGAGTCGAGCACTATGGCGATCGGAAAGTCTGTTAGATCGGCATCGATGTTCGTTGCTGGAATAACAAACGGTTTGCGATTGTTCCAGCCGGTCGGCCACTGGTTGGTAAGCTCGCCGGTAGAAAAGTGAAGCAGCTCGTCCATCAGCGTGGAATATGTGGCCCCGATCCAAGCCGCGCTCAGAGCGACGTTATAGGTCAACCGGAGCTCTCCAATCCGGCCCTGGAAATAATTACTGGCGGCACTGGCATGCTTTCCAATCGTGGGCAAAGCGCCATCATCGGTTCGAATGTTGCCCACAGAAGCGTTGGTGTCCTCGTCGATCCAGGAGCCATCCTCGTAGGCGTCCATGTGGGTCAGCGTGTCTCTGGCCATCGCGTTGTGGTGCCACAGGCCGTCATCGATATCCGCTCCGGCTGTTTGGATAGCAAGCGAATCACCGCCAGTGTCTCGCATGTAATGGCTGATTTTGTTGGTAGGCTGGACAATAAGTTCAACATAGTTGTCGGTGTCGGAGCCATAGTCGTTATAGATCCGGCCGGCAGCGGAGGTGTAGTCTTTCGAGGTTAAGTAAAAAACCTCGTAAGTATAATCGTATTGATCTGGATCAAGCAGGTTGCTGTTTGGAATGGTGATGTAGTCATCCGACCCATCGAAATCCAGGGCCATGCCCTTGGGCGACTCGACCAAATCGTTGGAATCCATCGAGCCGTAGAAGGTGCCGTCGTGACCGTTGGAGGTCGAGTCCAGCAGAGAGCCGGAGGGATCCTGGCACATATGGTAGACCGCTTCGAAGCCGGCGGTGTCCCATACATACTCGGCGGCAGTGGCGCCGGTCACGCCGATATAGGTGCTGTTATCGGACTGGCTGGAATCAAAGTAAAGATAGAAAACCGTGTCGGCCGAAGATGAGATCGAGGGCAAGAGCACATGCACCTCGCCCCTTTCGCTGGTCGTGTTCCAATAGGCGATCTCTGCGTATGTCTGCGTGAGCCCATCATCGGTGGTCACCGCCATCTTGAGGTTGTTTGCGCCCAGCTCATCAAAGATCGCCGTCACATCATGGCTATTTGTGCCACTGGCATCCGAGATCAGCACGGCCACAGGAAAGTTTGTCAGGCTCGAGGAGATCTTGGACGAGTCGATGGTCAGCTTTATCCGCTTGGCCCAGCTGCCCAGCCAACTGTCTTGGGTTTCGAAGGTGGTATCGTAGCTAAGAAGCGTGTCGAACAGAGAGTAATAAGTCGCCTTCATCCAGGCGTCTTCACGATACAGGAAGGTAACACGAATCTCGTCCAGCTCACCGCTCCAGTTTGACCAAGAGCTGGTAATCGCATTGCTACCAAAATACTTTGATCCAGTGCTGGAGAGGTCGTCCACGTTGGTCGCTGCGGTTGTGGAGGTCACATCGTCTGCCGCATTGACCCACACATCCAAATCATTGCTATTGAGCCTGTCAAACCGACCACCGACATAATACCATGTTGTGCCATCCCTGGTGAGTGTCGTATCGCCGGTCGGCTCTGCGGAGTCGGTGCCGTCGCCCACCCAGAAGTGGGCGGTGTTGTCTGAGTGGAACCCCAGGATGAAACCGCCCTGGCCGGTAGTCCTGGTATCGACAATCGTATCCATAACACTGGCGGTATCAGAGTTGACGACGGCCTCCACGGTCAGGTCATATGCGGTCGTACAGTCTAAGGTGTCGTTATCCGGCACCGTAAACTCATCGTCGGTGCCATCCAAATCCCAGGCCTTGCCGGCCTTGCCGTCGACATAATCGCCGGTTAACATGGTGCCGGCTGCCGTGCCATGGTTCTCGTTCTTTGTGGAGTCCATGGCCTGTGGCGCTGTGCCGGATGGATCATCTGACATATGCCATACGGCCTGGTACTCGTTCCAGATCAGGAATGTGACCGAATCACCGATCCCACCAACGTACTCGTTGTTGTCCGGTACATCGGCCGAGAAGTATAGATACAGATAGGTCGTATCGCTGCTGCTGATATTCGGCACCCTTGCATGCAGCACGGCTCTCTCGTTGGTATCATCCCAAAGGTCGACCTCGATGGGCAGTTGCGTGCGCCCATCTGCCAGGGTGATGGCCAGCTTTTTGTGATTGGCGCCGATCTCATCGAAAACTGGCGTCATGTCATCAGTGCCGGTGCCGCAACTTGAGGAGAGATGCACGGTCAGCGGGAAATAATCCAGCGCCCCATCGATGTTGGTGGAAGGAATCGTGATTTTGCTGCGCTTGGTGAAGCCGCGCAGCCAGCCTGTGCCGGCGAAGGTTTCAACCGTAGACCAGGCGCCGAGGGCATCGGTTGTTGTATAATAGGTTGTTTCCTGCCAAGCGGTTGTCCTGATATTTTCGTCTGTGGATATGCGGATTTCGCCGATGATACCCGTGAACCAGTTTGTGCTGTTATTGTTTGAACCTATCCAGTGCCCACCGCCATCGACAGTTGTGATCGTACCGTCTATTACGATGCGAGCCCAAACATCGTTTGCAACCGTGATCGTCCCAGCCTCGGCTACTCCATCGACCCACTGGGCGTTGGTGGTGCCTTGCGCCAAGATGCACTGCCCAGTGGTTCCGGCATAAGTATCGGTCTCGATAATAATGCCATCTTTGTCGCCGCCATAGCCACCCGAAAAGGCAACCGCCGATTGGCTGTCATACAAAGCCGTCCGTTTAAAAGCTATCTCAACACAGTACCTCATAGAGGCAGTACCGTTAAAAGCAGTTGAGATGTAATCGCTACTGCCATTAAACTCGATGCCTTTCCCAAAATCGGCATCCACCAGGTCGCCGGCCCCAAGAGATCCATTGGCAGTCCCGTGATAGCTGCCGGCGCTGTCCTTCATGGCCGATGCGCCGCCGGATGGATCCTGCGAAAGGTGCCACACAGCAAGATACTCGCTCCACACATTTTGCACTACCGCATCGCCGGGATCCCCCACATACCCGTCATTGTCGGCCTTGGCCGCATCGAAATAAAGATAGAGGATCGTGTCGGTGTCGCCATCGACATGCGGCACCTTGGTGTGGAGCACCGCGCTCTCGGCGCTCTCATCCCAGGTGTCCACCTCGACAAAGAGCTGCCGGATGCCGGTGTGGTCGGTCACAGCGATCTTGTGGCTGTTTGCGCCCAGGGCATCGAAGATGGCGGTCAGATCAGAGGTGCCGGTGCCGGCGGTGGCGCTTAAAACAAGGGCAACGGGGAAATCAGTCAGGTCGGCATCGACCAGGGAGCTGTCGATGGTAAAGGCGATCCGGCTCTGCCAGTCGGAGAGCCAGCTGCCTGCCGGCGCTTCGCTGATGGCCTCGATGGCGGACCAGGCGCCCAGGGAATCGTCCAGGGTGTAATAGGTGGCCTTGATCCAGGCGGCTGATCGGGCCACGCCCATCGAGATCCGCACTTCGGAGATGAGATCCTCGTAAAGGTTCTGAACAACCGCACTCTTTTGCTGGCCAATGGCCGGCACATAGCCCCCGGTAACATCTATCGTCCCGAGGCTTGCGTTTGAATCTGTCCGGATCAGTCCTCCGTCAAGATAAAGCGCTGCTGCTGTCCCGCTTCGCGTCATGCAGGCATGATGCCAGCCATCGTCGTTAACCGTCGCACCATACCCGTTCATATCAATCGCGTTCGCATCCCCATCCCGAACGTACCCACGCAGCTTATTATCTGTATAAACATTGACCATATAAAGGTTATCGGTATCGGAGCCGTAGTGCCCGAGCAAACACCCCTCGGCAGCGCTATAGTTCTTATTTGTCTTGAAAAAGAAATCGAGAGTAAACGTCCCGGTCCCGGGAGAAAAAGCCGCATTGTCAGGCAAAAGGATACCGTCATTTGACCCATCAAAGTCAATGGCCTTGCCAGGCGTACCGCTCACCAGATCACCGGAGGTCATAGTGCCGGTGCTGGTGCCGTGGAGCACGTTTTCGGTCGAGTCCTTGATCTGCGGTGCCGTACCACTTGGGTCCTGCCCCATATGATAGACGCCAACGTAGTTGTCGTCCCAAACCATCTTGCCGGCATCGGATCCAGTGGCCCCGATATAACCGTTGCCCACTCCATCGGGGTCGAAATAGACATAGAGGCAGGTGGCCTGGCTTGATAAGATGTTCGGCACCCTGACATGCAAGACGCCGTTTTCGTTGTCCACATCCCACAGATCAACCTCGGTCCACAGCGGTGTCCGCTCGTCTGCCCCGCAAACGGCGATCTTGCTCCAATCGGCGCCAACGGCGTCAAAGATTTTCGTGACATCGTCGCTGCCGGTGCCAGCCGTGCTGTTGAAAAACAGCGCTACGGGAAAGTCGGCCAGGGCCGCATCTACGTTGGTGCTTGAGATCTCGAACTTAAAGCGGTAGCGATAGCTTTTAAACCAGGGCATCTTTTGCCTATGGCGTTTTGTAGGTCAGTGGGTTAATTGGGAAATCAACGACATCACGCAGCGGCTTGCCGGCACCCCACCGCGGGCTCGTGTACGTGCCTTCGAAGGTCACGTATCGTTTAACAGGACCTCTGCCGAATATTTCCAGGTCGTCGCCTTCAAGCGGCAGCAGCTCGGAGGCCAGCGGTGTGGTGATCGTGACATTGAGCCGGCTGTTAACCACATTGTTGTCGATGTCATGCAGCGTCCAGGCCATCGTATCGGGTGCTACCGAATTGCCCTGCTCGTCTTCCCAGTCGACGCGGATCTCATAGGTGCTTAGCTCAATGGCGGGTTCTTGGATTGATATTGGCATTGCGCTTATCCTTTTTGAGTATGCCGTGCTCGGCCGGCCGGATTATCGTTTTGGGTGGCTCGCCAGGCTCGATTTCTTTGGTATCGAAAAACTGCCGCTTCCACGGCTTGGTCACATCGGTGATGATCTGTTTAGAGGCCATAGTTTATCCAACTCCTTAACCCGAGATCGATCAGCGTAAAGCCAGCTGACTTCTCCCCGTTGCGAAACCTGAGCGTCGGCTGCTGGCTCTCGAGCAGCACCGGCAAGTTGTGCCGGCACGTTGCATTGGCGCCTTGCTTCGAGATCATGCTCACCGGAATGGCACCGATCTCAACATCGTTGTCGAGCATCGTCACAATCAACGTGCCGTTGGTGCGGGCCTCAAGACGCAAGACGATATCGGCCACCTGCACAACCTGGCCTTTGTAACCAAGCTGCAGGTCGACATAGGCATCGATGCCCTCGAGCACATCGTTCAAACCGTAATTGGATTGATACACCTGGCCGTCATCGATGCCGCCCACAACCTGGACGACAGCCGCCTGGCCGGAGTCGCCACTGACCTCGGTCATGCAGCTGAGCTCCTGGGAGGGAGTGTCAAAGGTCCAGGTGCGATCGGTGAGATCGTAAACGGGAAACACGTTGCACTCGGTGGCCGTGGCGCCACTGACCAGCCCGATCCGGATGACCCCATAGGCGCTGTCGTATTTAAGCCAGTGTCGCTGCTCGTAGCCGCGGCGGATGCACTCGGTCTCTGAGCTGTCGAAATAATTGCGGATGTCATCGCTGATGACCTGGACCGAGCGGCCATCGGTGGCACACACCCCGTAGCGAGAGATCCAAAAAGCCACGGTTTTCACGGCCTCGTCGGTGCGGGTGGCCACCGTGACACCGTCAATGACATCGATCGATTTGTTGTTCATGGCCCCGATCTGGCTGGAGAGAACGAGCTTGCCGAAGGTCTCGGGGCTGTAGCCTTCGAACAGGGTCACGCAGCCACCCTCGACGCCCTGCTCTTGCTGCCAAACCATCAATTCATTGTGGAATTTGCGAGCCCCTACAACACGGTTGGCTCTGCCGTCGCCGGCCTTCAGGATCCCGAAGTCAGCACCGTTTAGCACCATCGGAGAGTTGGTGCGAGACACATACAGATAGGCGCCCCACAGATCGAAGCTGTACACGGCCCTGTCCTTCCAGGCCGCGCAGCATCTGCCGTTGCCGAGCTCGGATATGTTGAAATAGGGCATGTACATCAGCGCCGGCTCGAAGTCGGCCGCCAGGGCGCTATCGAAAATAATCTCGTACCAGTAGGCCTGGTATTGGGAGGAAAACATCTGCCGCGGCATCACATCTGTTTGCCGGCCGAAGGTCATCCACCCGGTGTGCGTCAGCCCTTCTGTGCCGTCGTTCACTGTGCCGACGCTCTGCCAGCTGTGGCCGTCCCAATACTTTAATGAGGTCAGGTCAACGTCTGCGGTCGTTGAGCACGGTATGCTGCCGACATCCCAGTACAAACCCTCGATCGGATCTGTGCATGCGACATATATTTTTCTGCCGGAGGGAAGGGCATTCAAATCGATAGCAGAGGCGCCGAAGGTAGAATAATTGGTATCGGCCTGCTCGACCTGGACCTCGACACCGTACTGAGGGATGCCATCCCATATGTTGCGGATGTCCTGAAAGCCGGCTTGGTATTTAAGTGCCGTGATCTCGACCTCGGCATCCAGGGCGGCGCTGACCCGCAGTTGATACCAAAACTTGTTCTGGCCGTATTGATATTTGTCCTGCTCATCGGTTGGTGCCGTCCAGCTCATAGATCCGGATTGTGCAAGCGTTGCTCCTGCCGATTCGGTTCCATCTGTAAGTCCGGACACCTGGCTCCAGGCACCGTTCCAATAGTACAGTGACGCTGTAGCAGCGCTTGCGTTTGCAGCGCCAACTGTCCAATCGAGAGCTGTAACAGGCACAGGCGTACCAATAAACACACAGCCAAAGCCAGCAAAGTTAGGCAAGCTGTCCAGTACAGCAGACGTTGTCGATCGGCCATCAGACACCTCTACGCTATAATCCTGCCCCTCAGTCGGGACGTTATCTGGAGCGGCGGTGCCCTTGTAAACGATACAGTTCTCGACGAAAGAATCTTCCCCGCTGTAGATTTGGTGCTGATCAACACCATTGCTGTAGAGCATCAAATCCAAAATCGTCGCGAAGCTTGCGGGGATCTGGCTGGCGCTGCCGTCGTGCGCCTCCGAGCCAAAGGTGCCGGTTGTCACCGTTGGCGGCAAACTGGTTGCAACCAGCAGGTCACCGTCGCTCATTTGTGCAAAAAATTTGTTAAAATCAACCCGCGTCTTCTGGAATTCATACAGGTTCTCGACACGGTTGCTTCCATCGGCTGTGGTGTGCAACTTCCTTTGTCCAGGGCGTTTCTTTATCCCGGGATGTGTGTTGCGCACGTTTTGGGCCCAGCTGTACCCGCCAAACGGCAGCAGCCCGGTTTCGATCGCTGTAATGGCGCCGCCGCGAAAAGGCGTGCCCTCCATTGTGGTCAATTTGGTCAGCATGAGGTTACTCCGCAACGATGCCCCAGCTGCGAGCGGCTGGGGCAAAATCTGAGAATACCGTTTCGATGTCAACGTCTTCCTGGCCGTCACTCCAGGCCTGGAAGGTCGTGACTAATTCATCATTGAATAGGTCCATGTCCGCTTTAGTGGCCTTGCTCTTGACCAGCGCGGAGGTCGTCCGGATGTTTAAAAGGGCTTTTTTTGCAATCAGGTGGTGAAAGACTTCCGGCAGATCCGAGACCAATCCGTAAAAATCGGCTTTAGACGAATTGTTGGTGATGGTGGCCACCCGCGTCGTGCCAACATAGTCGCTGATTTGATCGAAGATGTTCTCGTTAACATTCTCAACGATCATTCCGTTGTAATAATCATCGATGCGAACAGCGAAGCGCTCATCGAGGGTGATCTCAGCGGTGCCGGCAGTCGAGTTGCGGCCGGCGTGAATGTTCCTGGGCTTTTTGCGATACCATAGCGTGTAGGTGTCGGTCACGCCGGATTTGTCCAGGACCAGGTTGCTGCCCTTGTGATAATACAGGCGCTTGGAACCACCGCCGGAGGTTGATCGGGTCAGGTTGTCCTGGCGGACCCGCTCGACTTTGCGCAGCCGGTCATCGAGAAAAACAACCAGCCCTCCATAGTCGTTGGGCAGCGCATACTCGCTGTCGACGCCAACGATCTCGGCTTTTTCAATAAAATAGCCTGGAGACCTATTAAGCGCCAGGCTATAGAGGTAAAGCTGAGCCGAGTTGATTTCATCCATCAACAGTTCATTCGGATGGGTGGTTGCCCCCTGCATCCCTGTTTGGATAGGATCCGAATATTCGCTTAAACCATAGCGGACTTTCTTCAAGATTTCATAGGCATTGGAGTAGGTCGGCATTTATCCCCCAATGCACCGGCCGCGAGATCAAACTGACGGCTGCTCCTCAGGGAACGGCCGATTGTACAGGCTGATATATTTGTCTTTTATCTCGACCTGGATCTCAGGCGGTGCAGTTTGAATTTTGTCCCAGTTGCGCCCGATCCAGCCTTCGAAGCGATCTGTGCCAAGATATTTGTAGCCGAGTTCTTTCCGAATCTCTATCAGTTCAACGGCATGCTGCTCCTGGTCGCCATTGTCACCTGACACCTGAGCCTCAGTGTTGCCCTGCAGAAGAGACATGAGTTTGTCGAGCTGTGCTTGCATGGTAGACATCTGCCCCTGCATTGCATTTAAATCACGGTCCTTTTTGGCAAGCAGGTCATCTTTGGCAGCCACCTCCTGTTTCAAGCCGGCCAGCTTCTCTACCTGTTCGTCACCGAAAACATATGGCTCCAGAAGCTTGATGCCGAGCTCCTCGGCATATTCGCTTATTTTCGCGGTTGGCTCCAGGTAGGGCAGTTTGCTGGTGGCCCGCGCCTCGTTTTGCTGATTGTGGCGCATGACCTGCCGGCGTTTGAACTCCAGGTTTTTCTTGCGGCCGTTGGCCGCTTTGCGCTCCTCGACATCGCCCTGATCGCCATACTCCAGAGCGACCAGGCCGCGGTTGTCCAAATTGGCAAGCAAATGCCGTCCGCGGTTGTCGTCGACCTTAAGCTTTGTGCCGGGTTTGAGCACGGTCAGCTGGCCGATATAGGTGTATTCCATGGTCTCATTTGTCGGATTGAACAAAACAATCGCCATATCTCACACTCCTTTAGCTTTTCATGCGCTCAGGTTGCCTAAGGTCGCATGAAACCTTTTGTCGGTCACTTTGAAAGCCTCTGTTTTCGGTTTAGGCGTAATCCGGCGAAAGGCCGAATTGCACTTGCTGGCGCCCATGGCACGGCCGAATACATTCATCAGTTGGATTTTATCGTCCTTGGTCATGTCGCGAAAATTCTCACGAGAGCGCCGCCGGCACTGGTCCCGGTAGTCTTGCATGTACTTGGTCACCATCGATAGGCGATCTTTAAGCCGCATGTTCTCCAGGTCCCACCGCTGCAGAAACTCGACATCGCTTTGCCGCGGGCGCCTGAACTGCTGGTCCTCGGTTTCGATGACGGTAAGCGGCAGCGGCTCTCCGTAGCCACGGTCATAGGTGATAACAAAGCGCTCAAGAGACCACTGGAAACTGCAATCAAGTCTCTGATCTAAACACTTCAGGGATCTCATGAATGATTTGTCGGCACGGTACATCCGGCGTTCCTCCTATCTCTCGATACATATAGCCCCGCGGGTTGTCGGCCGTGTTCAGCTGACAGTTAACGCGGAGGGTTTGAAGGTCCTGCTCAAAGCCAAAGAAACTGAGCACCTTGCTCTGGCCCTCGAGCGTGTTGAGGGCATCTAGCCAATCGATAACCATCACGTTGTCAGGGGCTCGCTTGCGCCAGTACTCACAGCGCTCGTAATACTCATCCCAATAGGCGCCGATCGCCTCGGCCTTCGGCAAATCGAATTGAGGAAAACTCTCTCTGAATTGGATCGGCGAGCTGTTGGTTGAATTGAAAATCGGCCACTGGTCGTCCCAGTGAGCGCTGTCCTCGCGGGTCCAGTAGTTTTCAGTCGGCCAGTGCTTTAGAAACGAGGCGATGACCTCTTCGCGTGGACGCCGCAGCGCAACGAACTTGACGTCTTTGAGCATCCTCATGGCCAGGGCGATGTAACAGCACCAGCTATAAGATGAGATGGCGAAATACTCCTGGCCGCTCCACTCATCGCACAGGTGCCGCAGGGTCCAGTAATACCAGGCACAGGCATCGCCAGGCGGATCCCAGGGCAGCGGATAGCCCTCGTGGCGCACATGTACATGACTGCCCTGAGACTGCAGTATCCGGTAAAAGCTCCAGGTGCCGCATCTACCGGTGCCCAGTACAATTCGAAACTTCGGCATCATCCTGGCAACATCGCAATCAGATTGGCAATCTCGCCAACCGGCAGAAACCGCTCGGTGGCCTTGTTGTCCTTGTCGTAAAAGGTGATGATCAGGCCGGCCCTGGCGTTTTTGATTGCCATCGTCTTCATGCCGTCATCGCCACGGAAAACCGTGTCGATGGTGCCGTCCTCATCTTGCATGCGCAAATCGCGAAAAACCGTAGGTGTGGCTACGGTCTCCTCGACTGATACGCTTTTTTCTTCAACGTCGTTTTTCTTCTTGGCCATCAGTGCCTCCTTGTTTGTGGTTTTTCGGTGAGGCAAGGCGGTTCGATTAGCAACATACACCTCCGCGCCCTTTACCTGTTGCCACGGCCCCACTATCGTATAGGCCTCTCTGCGGCGATACGGTCGGTTAATACAGGCTGCGGCCCTCCAGGGAGGTCAGCGTCGTGTCTCTCATCTGAGAGTCACCGGTGGCCTTGACGGTGTAGGCCAGCTCGATACCCCACAGGGTAATCTCGTTTGCGCCGGCACTGCCCAGGCCATTGCATTCAACAGCCATGTTGAGAAAGACATCGGTAGAAACGAAGATACCGCTGGAGGTCTTCTGCCAGCTGGTTTTCTCCATCGCATCTGCCGTGGCGGCCACCGCCAGCGCCGGAAAGGTCAACGAGGCATCCGGTGTCGCGGTCGATGCGGTCAAAGCCTCCAGCCCCAACCCCTTTAAGGTCACGAGCCAGTCAGGATTATCGGTATCGGTTGTGCCGTGACTGAACCAAATGCGAGCGGCCAGCGGCATGTCACGATCCAGATCGTAAGGGATCTTAAGCAGGTCGTGAATGGCATCACCGGTAGCACCAACCTGCAGGCCAGCTAGCTGAGCCGCAGCAACAGGCTCCTGGTAGATGGCAGCGCCAGCACCAAGGGCTGCGGCTTGGGTCGCGTCCCAGCCGGCCATGTCCTGAACGGCCCGAAATAGTCTTTTTACATTCCATGCAATAGCTTTGTCTTTTATCATCGAATTGCTCCTTGATAGTTAGCCCCTGCCGTTTCGAGCAGGATACTTGGAGGGTTAAAGGCCGAGGGGCGGCAAGTGTGCCCCCCGACCATTATAAAGGAGGAGAAGAATACTATGGCAAACGGTCACGCGGTTTTAAGGCGCAATCGATATACCTACGAGTACAGACCAGGCTCCACCAGGTCTTTGACCAGCACCAGGCTATTGCGGTCTTCAGTGCCGAGGTTGGTGTAGAGCCTCAGGAACTGATCCCACTCATCGTAGCCGGCACGCTGGTGAATTTGCTGGTCCAGGTTGCCCCAGCCGATCGGGGTCATCTCGAATTTCTCGATGGCGCCGTCCGGATGAAGGAATATCTTCCCCGGGGTTGCCAGCGGATCGATGACCATGCGGATGCTGCCGTCGCCGGCTGCAAACGTCAGCTCTTCGTAACCGCCCTTGAACGTGCCAGGTGAAAAGCGCACATCCGGAGCGAGCTGGTTGAAATACTTCCTGCGCTGACCCAGGCCCATTCTCATGACCCCAGGCTTTTTACCGGCGCGAACTCGCATGACGTCCACGGCCTGCAGCAGCAGATCGAGGCTGAGCTCGCGGTCAACGCCAGAGTTGCCCAGGATACCGGCTCTCCAGCGAGGATATGAGGCCACCGTGATGTCTTCGAATGAGGCCAGAAGCGTGCCGTCATCGAAAATGCCGTCCATACCTGTGATCTCCACAGGCGTGTCGGTGGTGGCAAACGCGGCATCACGAGCACCGTAGCGCACCATTTGACTGGCGGCCGGGATCGTACCGGTGCCCACTGTATACGAGCGAGCGGCAACCAACGGGTGAAGGGCCTGAAAGTCAGAGCTGAGGGCCTCCATGGTAATGGTCTTGGTTACCGGGTTGATGGATTGAATGCGCTGCGCCACCACATTTTGGTCGACGGCGCCGGCGCTGTTGTAGAAGTCAACGATCATTCCCTCGATGGCCCGCATGACGCCCAGGTTGTTGTCACAAACAACGTCATAGGCCGAGCCGGTGGCCGGAGTGGCAACCGCGGAATTGTAAGCAATCAGACCGAAGCCATCGCCCCAGGCCTGACGGTTCATGTCATTGACAAGTGCGGTGTAGATATCGTCGACGGCATCGGCCAGGCCATCGACAAAGGCCGCCGGATCACTCTTGGCGGCTTCGATCATGGGACCGGTCAACCGGAGCGTGCCGTAGATGTATCGCGGCACCACCGTCGCGTTGTCATATTTCCCCGCCAACGGTTCCGGCAATGGGCTTGATTCCGCCCGCGCCCCAATGCCCTGCGCCCGCGCATAGCGGATCGCAAACTTGTAGCCGAGCCCCCGCGGCGACCGGCCGCTTCGGGGAAACTGGTTATAGGTGAGTTGTTCATCGGCAAACTGATTGCTGATGCCCGAGCCGTAAACGGTTTTCAGCGTATCGGCAATGTTTGTAAGATCGTGGTAAGCACTCATGATGGAAAGACCCCTTATCTGTTAGCGCCGGCCAGTGAGCGCATCGAGCAACTGCTTTTTTGCGATCGTTCTGGCATCGCGCAGGTTTTTAGGTTGGACCTCTCCAGTATCAGACCCTGGTTCAACGCCCCTGTTCATCGGGGGCAGCTTGTCGCCGGCTTTGCCAGATTCCGCCTTGCGCCGGCCGTTTTTCTCATAGTCCTCAATGATCGAATCCTTGAGGGCCTGGTAATCCTTGGCCGCGGTGTGAATCAGCTTGGTAATGCCTTTGCTATCGGTAAGCTCGATGTCGTGAATGGGGTTGTTAACCCCTAAATACTTCTTCACGAATTTCGCCTCGGGCTTCGTGAGCTCTTCGAGGCCATCTACCGATTTGGACACATAGCTGTTGAAGTTTTTAATGGCCTTGCGGTCTTCGGCCGCCTGGAGCTTTGCCTGCTCATCGAGCTGGCGCTCCTGGTCCCGCTTGTTGATCTCCCGCTCGAGCCTCTCAATGGTCTGCTCTGGAGTTTCGGTTTCACGCCGTTTGGATTCTTCTGCTCGCTGCCAGTCCGCTTTGATCTTGGCCAGGGCTTTCTTGTTGGCCAATAGCTCTTCGACATCTTCGGTCCCGAGTTTTTCTTTCAGACTCGATAGGTTTCCGATGAAATCATCGAGCTCCTCAGCTGAACCAAGCTGGTACTTGTCGAGCAGATCAGTGATTTGTTCCTGGGTCTTTCCGGACCCTGAACTGTCTTTGGTTTTTGCATCTGCATCCTTGCTTGCGGCACTATCGTCAGCAGCTGATTTGCCTTCTGCCGATGCGCCATCGCCGGTCTTGTCTGTGACATCCGCTGTGGTGTCGTCTACTACCTCTGTGCCCATGATCACCTCCATTTGATTGACTCAAGCGTCACTGGGGTTGCCACGTTACGCTGGAGCCATGACGAAAAAAAGGGATCCTCAAGGCGAGCTCGCGGATCCCTTTTTATTCGTCGTTGGAGCCGGCAGCCGCGGGCCAGGCGGGCCGGCAAAATTGTGAGTGTGTGTTTTTAGCCTCTAAACAGCTCTATAGATTCCATACTCATATTGTGGCATTTGCTTGCCGGGAAATTGTTTCGGGTCCACATAAACCTTTTTTGTCGGTTTATACAGGCCGACGATGACCTCTTTGAGACTGTGCTTGTCGAAGACCGGGACCTTGCGGCAGAACTTCGGCTCAACTCGCAAGATAACGCCAATCAAATACGCACGCTTCTCGTGAGAATATAAAAAGTTTTTGCGTCGGTTTATTTCAACCTTCACGCTGCAGCCTCTCGCTTTTCTTTGCAAATGGCTTTTGCAAACACCTCCAGGCGAAGTGTCGCGTTGCGGCAGGGCCGATCCGGCAGGCCGTACTCGCAGAACAGGCCCCATTTTTTAAAGCCGCGGCATTTATCTTGTTGATACATATTGCATACACATTGGGCAGTGAATCTGATCTCACGCATGGTTGCTACATCCCTGGGACCGCGCCCTGACCCTCCCCTGCCGCTGGCGCGATATCTTGCGGTATATTAGGTGGCTGCGTAGCCTCAGTCATGGCGGCTTGTGCTTGCGCAGCTCGCTGCTGCTCCTCGAGCATCTGCAACTCCATCATGCTTTTGTGCTCCTGGGCATGGCCAACCAAAATAGCCTTTGCCTCATCGCTTAAATTCCGGAACTCAGGGCTTAACAAAAACTTGCGATGCACCTCAAAGTGTACCATGTGATCGTCGAAAACAAAAAGCTCATCTTCGGAGAGCACCACCGGCTCGGCAACCGTAGGATCGGCCATTGCCATCTCTTGCACTTCTTCGGGCGGCAGGCCGGCAGTGATCGGATTGGCGATCGACAAAAAAACGCCCGGGATGATAGGCACCTCCTGCTCGCCAATACGGGTATAGATCTTAACCACCTCAAAGCCGTCCTCTTCGGTGTTGGCCACCTTGGTGTTTTCCATCGAGGCCCGCTCCAGGTCAACGGAGGTTTTATCCTTGAATCCGGACAGCCCCATGCGCTTTAGCAGCTCGTCGCGGAACTCGGGCTCCAGCTCGCTTTGAGAGCTGAAAAAGCCGACCTTGACCAGCTCCAACATCATTTGCGTTTGCCCCACCCGGGTAGAGGCCAACCCGCTGGCCAGCTCCAGGCGCACATCGGTGTTGTCTCTCAGATCTGCCGACTTGAAGGCCCTGACCTCAACACCATGGCCGCGGCCGCTCACCTTGATCATGCGCTCATCGGTGTAAATATCGGAGGCCAATATGATGCGCTTGCGGTATGTCCTTTTGTGGGACCGAAAAAACCTGGTGATATCGGGGAAGTGTCCTTGCTCGGCCGCATCTCTTAATATGTCGACCATGATGCCGGAGGCGTTTCCGGTTGGCGCATTGCCCCTGAGCACATTTTTGGGATCGCCGGCGACATCCTGGATCGAGGCCCTGTGGATTGCTCGCTCCTCGAGCACTTGCTGTGGATACGGAGTGCCGGCCTCAATCGATGGTTTCTGCCCGCCACTGGTCAGTGGGTCATAGCGGACCACCAGCAGATGCTGGCCATCGGCGGTGCTGCGCTTTATCCTCGCCGAGGATCCCAAAAAGACAATCGGCCTGGCCAGAGATTTCCGGTTCATCTCCAGGTCGCGATCGATCTCATTGATCGTGTTCTGCGGGCTGATTAAATCATCGACCGCGGAATCCGGCCAGAAGCGACCGGGCACATAATGATAGCGGTAGTCGGTGGCTGTGTAGTACCAGGCCACAGTGCCCTGGGATTTTTGGACAGGAATCGGCAGCCGGTCAACGGAGAACGCCAGGGTGTCACCGGTGACCCCTACATACCTGCCGTCCGGATAGCTCTTGCAGGGCGCGAACTCGAACTCCTTGAAGATCACCAGGTCGTCTTCTTCGTCGCTGAACTCGACCATGTTCTCATAGCCGGTGCCCTTCCAGGGGCTCACGGTGGCCACCAGCTTGGCCAGCTTCTTCTCGTAGTTGATGACCGGCTCGTCTTTGGCGTCTTTATTGACTTTGATCTTGAAGGTGTCCTCGACCCACTCGCGATCTTTCAGGCTTTTGAACCCGATCCAGGGTTTGAGCATGATGTCATCGCCGACGCTCGGGCATGTGAAGTTAAATGGCGACCAGTTGAAACTGCATACCTCGCTTTGCTTGGTCGGCCCGCCGGTCTTCGGATCCATGCCCCACTCATTGTCACCAACCACCGGGATGGTGCGCATCAGCCCCAGGCCGCATAAGATCATCCAAATGGCGACCTTTTCGGTCTCATCGCGAAACGCCTCGTCGTTTTCCGCATCCATGTGGCGCAGCAAAAACTCCCCCATCTTGCTTGCGTCCCGGTCCTCCTGGTCCATAGAGTTGGGCCATATTTTTACGCTAAAATCTTTATTGAGGATGAGGGCTTTCATGCTTCGGACATGGTCGCGGATGATATTTGAGACCGGTGTGGGGGCGAGCTCAGTGGGCTTGATGCGGCGAAAGGTGCCAGTGCTGATGATCCAATCCAGCCACTGCTCGCCGACATAATAGAGCACATTGCGGAACCAGGTGCGCTCTCGAATCACAATGCTTGGATCTTTGATACGGCTGAACGAATCGTTTGCCAACCGTATCAGCTGCTGATCGGTGTGTCTCATCGGCGAGCTCTCCTTTTAGATGGCTTCCAGCCGTGCTCAACTGCGTTTAAAAGCCGCTGCTGTGCTTTTGCCTTCCGGAGAGTGGTGCCTTTTGAGTGGGTTTGATTGGGCGTTGAGACTTGGTATCGTGAGCCGCGTTTGCGGATCTTTGCCGGCATAGCTCTCCCTTTGCTTGCTTTAAGCTACTCGGACCCGATCGCTTGCGGACTCACCGCCGACAGCTCCAAAGACCTCTTCGGCGTCAATCCCTTCTTGGGTCAATTTGTCTACCGCGTCAGCTACAGTAACCGGTGCGCTGCGGCGGGTCAATCTTTTTACGTTGGCATATTCAATGGCATCGCGTGACATCAGGCGATCGATGAGGTCTCGCTCACGTTGATCGAAAACTCGTTGTCGCCAGACAATGAAGGCCAGTGTTGCGAATAATACAATGCACAGAATGATTTCGTCAATCATTTTCAACCTTTCTCAATGCCCCCGGGCTTCTCCAAAGTTTGCTTTGCGCTCCAAGCTTTTTCGAGCCGCTCGGCCTTGACCTTATAGGTGTTGACGGCAGCAAGCACCTTCTTGCGCCATCGCCGGAAATAAAGAACCGTGCCAATAATGCCTACCGTTATTCCTGCAAAAAATGCTGCGGAGATCCATCCCCAATCCATATCGCACCCCTTTTTTTAATCTTGTTACGTCGGTTGATCATATAGATAGTGATACGTGTATTCAGACAATTTGTGATCGCCGCACCAGTCGGTGTTATAGACCACCGGCCAGCCGCGCAGCGATGGTGCATGGCGCCTGCAGCGGCCGAGATCGTAGTTCTTCGGCGGCACTGGCCCTGGCATTAAACCCGGGGGATGGTCCTGGCTCTGTGTATCAGGTGCCTTGCCCCCCAGGGAATACATCGGCACCGGCTTGGGCACATAAAATCTGCATGTTTTGCAAACCATTCGCGATAGTCGATCGGCCCAGTTGTCATGAAGCTCCATGGCTCTCTCCTTTCTTATCTTTTTACCAGGCTATTCACCCAGTGGTTAAATGACGCCCTGGTCCGCTGTCGCTCCTCGATCGTATCGAATTCGTTCTCCAGGCAGCGCGGCTTCCAGCCGGCCAGCGAACACAGGATCGCCATGCCCTCAAAATACCGGCCGCAATGATGAATCAACACAACGGCCCTGCAGATCCGCTGTTGTACAGACCAGGGCACGCCTATTCGGCCCTTTACCTTGGCGCTGTTCTTGACCAGGGTTTTTAGCTCTTTTGTCTCAACATCAAACAGCCTCTCGATTTGCTGCGTGTGCTCATCTTCGTAGGCGTCCATCATAGTTCCTCCCACCCCTGCTCAGAGGATAGATCATCATTAACGGTGGCAAAGCTGCCCTCGAGCCGGCGTTTTTCTTCCCATGCTGCCCTTGCGGCCGGCTCAAGCTGCGCCTCTTTGGCTGCGATCTTTGCGGCGTTTATCTCGGCAGCGATGGCCTCAACATCCAGGTTGATCGGCCTGGCCATGCACAGCAACGCCGCCTCGTCATAACAGTGGTCCTCGAGATCGGTGTCGACATCTTCCACGTTGTGCTCATCGTGGGTCAGCGCCGGTACTGTCCGGATGAAATCTTTGCAAGTCTCATAAACCACCATCATCGGCATTCCCTCGCTGCCATCGGGATTCACCGGGATGCGCAGGCGCTCATGGAACTGGCGAACCTTAAGTGTGCGGTTCGGATCGCCTTTTTGCAAGTTGATTATGCCGCATCCGGCCAGAACCTCGGCCGTGCTCTTGCCCTGGCCGCCACCCTGGTAGTCGGGTTTTTT